TACGACAACATAAACACATCTACAAAACAGGTGGTTATGGTGCTCATGCCGGAATTTAATGAGTATGATGACCTTGACGAAGTAAGTATGCCATCACTAGCCGAGGCATCTGTTATTGACATGGTATATGAAAAATTCCGACCTACACAGGTCACCCCGGCTGATGTTATTGCCGACAACCTAAAACTGGCTGATGCCCAAACGCCCAAGAAATGAGTAATGCAGACAAAAAATTAAGCGGTTATACCAACATTGCCGAAATAGTTTATGACTACATAAATGAAACAGGCAACTATACCATGAAAGACTTCATGCGTCTCTCACAGATAGTCATACGTGGCATAACAAAGCTCAATATCCGAAACCTGCACAGAGTAGAAGTTGCCGACCTGGAAGTAAATACCGAACTATACACAACCGACCTGCCTGACGACTATATTGACTGGGTTCGCCTGGGACTTGACTATGATGGACGGTTGTATCCCATATCACACAATCCAAATTTAATCTTACCAAGAGGTGAGGATTGTGGAGTTGAGGACAGGGATGTGGCAAACATAAACACCAATGTCATAACGACCAGCACGACATCACCGGTGTTGTATCTGCCATTCTATACCAGCGGCACCTACACCCCGGCCATATACGGACTAAGTGGCGGCTGGGCGGATATGTTCTTCCGTATAGACGATGAATACAGGAGAATAATCCTGGAAGGGGAAATGCCGGTAGGACACGTAAATATACGACTGGAATATATCAGCAGTGGCGTATCACTAACCACACAGACGGTTATTCCACTACAGGCCAAGGAAGTACTCATTGCCTGGTTAAGATGGAGGACATCTATTGACGACCCCGGCACGCCGTTTAATAAGGTTCTGGAATTTAAAAATTTATACGGCACCGAACTCGCCGAACTTGATTCCATAGAATACAAACTAACACTTGACCAGTTGCGAGATGCAGGTTATCGGTCTCAAAAACAGGGCATGAAAAGATGATAACTGATGGCAAAATATTCATTGACAAAGACGGACTTGACTCTGACACTGATTCAAGATTTCTGCCAATGGGTCATAGTCGGTATCGGTTATGTTGCCGTAGTGGGGTATCATCTGCCGACAACACAGGCATCATAGAAAATATTGAGGGCAATGTCCAGGTGGCATTTACCCTTGCTGCCGGAACAAACAAGTGTATAGGAACGGTTGCCGACCCAGAAAACAGTCAAATATATTTTTTTATAGCAAATGACCCACCAGACGATATTGTTGTTGCCTATACTGGCGGTATATGGAGGTATAACATAAATACAAATGTAGTTCAGCCTGTATTATTAGATTATAATTATATTCCTATCCCCGGAACTCTGGAAATATATGATATACAATACAACTTAAATTTCGATCTTACCCATAAGATAATAAATCCGGCAATAATAAATGGTCTTTTATATTGGACTGATGGTTATAATCCACCAAGAACAATAAATATTGAAAAATCGGTAAACTTTTGTATCAATATAGAAAGAATACGAATCGGTAATTTTACATATGTTTCTCCAGCATATACACTATTGACTGATGCAGACATATCTCATATAAAGAAACAACCATCAACGCCTCAGTGTTATTATACAAATATATATATTGATAATGTTGGGAATAGGGTGGACTATAATAATTTACGTGGACATCAATATCAGTTTGCATACAGGTATAAATATTATGACAACGAGTATAGCAGGTATTCATCTCATTCGCTTATACCCCTCCCAACCGCTAATGAAGATATTATTGGCAGTGTGCCGGAAATAATAAACCAAGATAACTGTATTTCTGTTATAATGAATACCGGTATAGAAACCGTGATCAGTTTGGAGTTGGTCTGCAAAATAAATGATGGCAACTGGTGCTTGATAGACATTATAAACAAATATGATAATAGTGGAACCAGACTGCTTGATGATAATGACTCTTATGCTTATTGGTTTTTAAATAATAAAGTAAAAACAAATGTATATAATATAGAAGTAGAAAGGTTATATGACCCAGTGGGTTATACTGTTGGACAAATGGAATTGATAGATGGCAGTCATATGGTGCATGGGGATATTGAAGAAGGCCAGGATAATGTAGATATACAGGTAAATATAGGATATGTAAACAAACAAGAGGCACTGGCGGTTCTTTTGACGAATATAAATGTAATAAAAAACGATGCCTCTAATTATTGGTTTTATGCTTATGCCGGCGACCCAGATTCATACAAGGTCTGGTATGACAGAATATCATTTCCCTCTAATATACTGGATGGTGCTATAATAACAATCACCTGTAAAATGCCAGGTGGTGCACTTCCAAAAGTATTTACTCATAATGTAACACTGGCGGAATCTAAAGATGTAATTCTTTTGGCCAAAGGAGTATTTACAACACTGACTACCGGAGTGAACCCGCTTGATACAAATATAATTACTCCATCTGGATATATTAGTGATAACAAGCATGTTTTCTTGGGGAGTTTATCGGCTTCTTCAGGAAGTATTTATGATATTAGAAATCATTTATATATAGAAACCTATAGGAAAAAAGAAAAATATTATACCATTGGGGGAATAAAGGTATATCCAGGATGGGAACCATTTGAACGATCTATAGAATTTACAGATGGTATTACTTGTGTGTATGCAAAATCACAAAACGAGATAATAAAAACAGCAAAGTCCAATATGTATCATAATTACGGTCTTGTATATAAAGATGAATATGGAAGATGTGGTGCTGTGAATGTTAAAAACTCAGGAACCTACAACACTTCAATATTTATTCTTCCCCATATAGACGCCAATTATTTGCCGGTGAAAGACCAACACGGACTTGTTTCAATAACACCGGAATACTCATCACATATATATTACCACATATACCATCAACCGCCATTATGGGCTAACACCTATCAATGGGTAGTACAGGATAACTCCCCTACTTATTTTTCATTTATAGTCAAGTCTTTGACAACGCACGGAGCAAACCAGTTAAAACTGGAGATCAACTCTGTATTAAAAAATCTTGAAGATAATTTTGAAAATACCATATTAGATCAATATACATTTACCAGAGGGGACAGGATAAGGTTTATTGCAAAACAAAACCCCACCACGCACGAATTTGATTTACAAGAAAAAGTTGTTGATGCTGAAATTGTTGGTATGGATACATCAACGCCCGCAGAAATACTAATAAACAATTTTAACGGTTATGCCTCCTGGGAGTTTGGCCTTGTGGAAATATATACGCCAATAAAAGTGTCTCAGGAAGGTCAGGATATTTTTTATGAAATAGGAGACCCGATAGAGATAATTGATGCGGGTTCAAGCAAAAGGAGGCATGCTGGGGGAGATAGTGGCGATCCAACAACAACATCATTAGCCCCAGACACATCATATCCTATAGGACAAGATCAGACAATATCCGGCACGATAGTACCCGCTACCGGTTTTCTTCCCGAAAATGCGTATTTAAAAATAAGATATACAACATTAACAGATGGTACATACACAAGATCAACATACATACCAGTAGAGTCCAGTAATTACAGTGATTTTTATCCATCTAATAAATATGGCCTTGGAAAGGTAAATACGACAATACCGGATTATAGTCGTGAAAGGAAAAGTAGTAAATTGATAATAAGCAGTCCCTACCTTCAGGACACAAAAATAAACGGTTTAAATACATTTTCAGACCTCACATCAATAGTACTAGAGGAAAAATATGGAGCCATAACAGGCATACGCCAGATTGGATATACGTTAAAGGTGTTACAGGTAAATAAGAACACATCGTTTTATATATCTAGATCAACAATGAAATCATCAATGATAGGTGGAAATGATCTTATAATAACCACAGAGGATTTAATTGGTACTAAAAACATATCTGAGGAAAGGTGGGGAACAAAATTCCCAGAAAGCGTATGTGTAAATAATAGGTATCTGTATTTCTGGGACGGGGACTATGGACAGATTATTAGGGACACGCCAAATGGTATGTTGCCAGTAAGCGATTATTTTATGAAAACAGAATTTAGGGAAATAGCCGATAGCATGAAATCAATATCGCTTCCCAAATGTTACATAAATTATAACGATAAATATGAAGAACTAAACGTTACATTTGTTGATGATTCCCCGGTCAGTGAATTTACCCCATTAACATATGTATTCCACGAACCAAGTAACAGGTGGAAATCTCAACAGCCATATGTGCCAGAAATGTATGGCCGACTTGGTAACACATTTGTTAGTTACAAAAATGGTACAATGTGGAAACACGACACCAATGCCGTTCACAACAATTTTTATGGAGTTCAGTACAAGCAAAAAATCGGCGTAACCGGTAATAAGGGAATACGGAGAATGTGTATTTATGGCTCTATTGAACTAAGGACGAGCAATAACAAATATAATCCGGCAACATCCGGCAAAAACTGGCGTGTTGCAAGTGCTATTATTCCTCCGAGTGAAGAATATCCTAATGGAATGAGTACATATATACTTCCCCAGTGGTTTAAAACAAAAGAGGGAGGAATATTTGCTGAATTTCCCAGGGATACCCATACTCCATTAAAGGCGGCAAGGCCGGAAGCATGGGTATTGCTCAACGGTAGGTATATGAGGGGTGAGTATATTGACATAATATTGGAAAATGAAGAAACAGACAGAGTAACAACAAGTTTAATAATAATTAAAAGCGAATTGAGTCCAGCGGGACAATAGTTTGGAAACCTTTAAAAAATATCGTAATTTCGTAGCATCATGGTAGGCATTGTAGCATTATTACCGGCACTAATATCAGCAATTGGGGGCATAAGTCAACTCTCTCAATCAAAGAAATATTCTGATTCCGAAAAGCCAGACTATAAGATAAGTGCTGAATCGCAAAGGAGGCTCGCCAATGCAGAGAGAATGGCTGGTGAAAGAAACTTGCCTGGTCAAAGCCTAATTGAAGATAAAATAAAAGAAGCCACCGCCGCCGGGTTATTCAATCTCAAACAAATGGGACAATCTGGTGGGCAAATAATTGAGGGACTAACCAGGCTTATTAAGGGAGAACGAGATACTATGGCAGATGTAGGCATTGCTGCTGCCGAAAATTACAATAAAAATCAGTCAATGCTGAGAAACGAACTTGGTGTTATGTCTGCCGAAAAAGAAAAGGAATGGCAATACGATAAATACATGCCATATCTACAATCACAACAAACAGCCAGGGAACTCGAATCTGCCGGTACCCAAAATATCATGTCGGCGGTAAATGTTGCTGCATCATCTTATACACAGGAAAAGATGTGGGGAGATTATATGAAAATGCTAGAAGGTCAAAATATACAAGCCACACCACCAACAACACCCACCACACCACCTCCTGTTTATAAAAAAACAGAACCTCCAGTTATGGGATTAGAAGGAGTTAAGGGTTGGATGCCTGAAGTAAATCCTACACCACCTCTTTCTGAATTTACAAAATCACCCGGACTATCTTTATCATCTTATATGGGTAATGGAAATGGATATAGCGACTATTACGATTTCTTACTTAAATCAATAATGCCAGATTATTTACGATAATGAGAGACCCTTTAGGCAAAGCAGCACCCATATTAAAACCGTATGACCCCTCACAGGAAATATCCCAAATGGGACAGATGAAGGTATCCGAACTGCTGAGAAAAGAAAAAGAGGAAAAGGAAAGTCAGGCCAAGACCGAAGAGGACTTATACAACCTGAACAAACTAACCAAGGATTTCTGGGACAAAGACGCCAACAGGATACAGTCAAAGCGACAGGAAGTTGAAAAAATATACTTGGAAACCATCAATAAGTATGGTGGCTATTCAAAAGTTCCCCAAGCGGCCTGGAGAATAGTTCGTGAAGAAGTTGACGGATTAGTTGACCTTGCCAACATGAGTGTTCAGCAGAAGTCTATGTACGGCAAGGCTATTGAAATGATGTACGGAGACAAAGAGGGATTGCTTGACAAAGATGATCTTATCGGCCAGCTCAATGAATTTGCCGGCATGCCGATAGAGGAAAGGCCAAAATTCATGTTCGACCCCAAATCAACAATAAAATTCGACCCGGTAAAATACGCCAAAGACATATCCTCCGGATTAGACCCGACATCATTTACGGGTGGCCAGATGAATGTAGGTGGTAAGGAATTTTTGGTCGAGGGTACAGAAACCAGACCCAGGGAAGAGTATTATAAACTAGGTGAACTTTTATACAACGCCCAAACAGCTACAGGGAAACAATTAAGACAAACAACCACGCTTGAAGATTTTCAGAAAAACCTATATACCTTTGCTAAACAGGGTAAAAAAAGTAGTAAGAAAATAAGTGGTGACGGTGGAACTGGAAGTGGTGAGGTTGATGAGAGCGAATTAAACCAGACGCCAAACGAAAGAATAAACTACTTCAAATATAAAAATAATAAAACTGAATATCCGTATAAATCATACGACTTTGAGGTAGGTTCAATATATGGGAAGGAGGGATTAAGGAATCCTGGTTCTTTCACTGTATGGACAAATGAAAGCGAAAAACCATCTACAAAAACACAGGAAATGGTATATAAGCCAGCCAATGTCGCCGTAATGATGTTTACAAAAAAGAAAACAAAAAAGAAAAATGGTGAATGGGTTGCGGCAAACACTATGGTACTGTCTGGTAATGAAGATGCTTATGAACCCGGAGATGTTGAATACAGGGTTATGTTAAAAGGTAATTACTTTGTGGGTACAGACCAATATACATCCATTGAGCCACTAGACAACAATACTATTGACTGGCTTATGAAAAATGCCAAGCAGCAATCATCTCCACAGAAGAAATTAAATAAATTAAGTGTCCAGATAGGAAATGCACAGAATTACGCAAACCAACTAAATGGAACAACGACAACGACAACCACTCCGACAAATACAAACTGGAATAAGTACAAGAGGTAATGCCTGATAAAACATATAAAATAGGGAAAGATATTTACGACATACCAAACGATAAGGTATCGGATTTCTTAAAAGACAATCCAAAGGCTGTAGAGGTTGAAACATATATTTCCGGAAAAGACACATATGACATTCCATTGCCAGAAGTGGCAAGTTTCATACAATCCATGCCAGATGCCAAGCCATTAAAAAAAAAAGAAGATACGAACTTATCTGGGAAAACTGTTACAGGTGGGGAGCCTATTGTTTTCGGCAAGCAGGAAGAATCGGCTGGCGATCTCCAATCTACATTAAGTGGTGAAACAGCCATAAAAGAGGCCGTAAAAGAGGGCATCCCAGTACCGCCATTAGCTCCGCCAACTGTTCCGCCAAAAAATAAAATAAAATCACAAAAAATAACTCCAATAACAACATTTGGAGAAGATTATAAAAAATTCAAACAGGGCATACTAGAAGTGCCTCCAGAGGCCAGACCCGTTACAGAAAAAACAGAGGACGATTATATTACTATACCAGAGGTTCAGGATGAATTGGTTCGTGATGCCCAGAAATCTTATAATATTGGAGACCTACCAACTGCCAAGGCATTAACACATGAGGTGTTAAATGTTAATCCACTTAACACGAAAGCAAACGAACTAGCCGCCAGTGTGGCCGGAGATGAGGGAGATTATGGTAGCCAGGCGACATTCCTTAAATTACTATTACAGGAGGATACTAGCCGAACAGACTTATTGCCACAACTCGCTTATGCTGAGAAACAGGTTGGAAATGGTGATGCTGCAAATGAAGCTATTAGTCAATTTATAAGCATATACGAGCCAGCCACGCAGCGAAGGTTTGACCCAAAGACCAATTATATGTCAAATCTAGAAAGGGCAAATAATATGGTCTGGGCATATGATTTTAAAGCAGGAATTGTGGAAGATGCCTGGACAAATATGGACAAACGTGATTACTGGCAAAACACACACAATGATCTTCAGGCCGACATTAATAAATACGAATATATAAAATCCCTCCAAACCCTCCCCGATTATTTATATGACTATATACCATTTACACAAATGTCAAAGGGTATGGTTGAGGGAGTTGAGCAAATAATAAAAGGTACAGCACAAATGGGTGTTAAGGGTGCCAAACAGTTCATGTCCCCTAAACAACTTCAGGAACTAAACAAATATCCGGATAACAAATGGCATGGTGTAGTAAACATTCTTGGTGGAGCCATAAGAACAGGTATGGCGGCAGGATGGTTATTCCCGGCAGGTGAAGCACCCATTGATATAATGTTGTCCGGTGCCGGTAAGTTTGGAAAAGTACTAAACGTTCCCCTTGGGTTCTTTAATCCAGGACTACAGGGATTTAATGCCACCATAAGTATAGCCAACATGACCCCGGCAGCTAAATATACCGAGTACTTGCTTGCACCTGTAAGCAAGGCATTAGAGGCCGGTGGTGTTGACCTTACAACACTAACTGACCCACAAAGGGAAGGATTGATGTTGTGGGATATGGTAACCTTTATGACCATCCTTCACGGAGCACGTATAGGTGGTGATGCCATCATTGACCAGACCCGAACCATAGTAAATAAAATGTCTAGCAGGGAGCCTCTGACAAACGGGGAATTAGATTTTGTCCGTGCCGCCATAAGTGAGGGAACGGTTGCCGATGCACTCTCAGGAGCGAAACTTATTGGAGAATTTGACCCCATAGCATTTGCAGAAAAGAAAATAACGGAATTTAGAAAAGAAATAGAAACCACCCGGCCAGAGGATATTACTGAATATGATGCCGACCCGGTGGCATATGTTGAAAAAGCCATAAAGGAGACAGAGAAGGCTATGGAGTCTCCCGAACTAAAACCAGAGGATAAACAATCGTTTCAAAATGGACTAAACCGCCTCACAGAAACATTAAACTATATAAAAGAACAGGAATCTATTAAGGAAAATAATGTTGAGGTAGATAAAAAAGCTGAAACAGCCCAGAAAGAACTGGGATTGCCAACAGAACCATACATCTCCCTGAAACAATCATCCATAGAAACGCTGGATAAACTTGAAAAAGATGAACCGGTAATAAACAAAAGACTGGGTAACTTGGCCGATGATTTACACGATCAGTACTGGAAATTGGAGAACTTAAAAAAATCTAATAACCGGAAATACACCATCAAGCAAATAGAGTCCAAGCAGGAAAAAATCGGTGAATACATAACACAACTGGAGGAAATAATAAATGGTCAGTTAGAGGCCGGCAAATTTGTAACAGACAAAAAGTTTAACGAAAACATAAAAGAACAAGACAATGCCGTTCAAAAGCAAGAAACAGGCCAGGTGGATGTTCCTAAAACACCCCCGGATGGCGAAAAAATGGGCGAAAGAAACGCCGAATCAGAAATCATTGCCGGAAAAGGTGAAGGTGAAAAAGGTGGGGAGGAAGAAATAAATGTCGAAAGAGAAAAGCCAGAAGGAGAAAATAAAGGAGCTGATGTTGTTGAAGGAGAGGTTGGAGAACGAGCTGGAGGTAGTGAAAAAGAAGTTGAGGGAGCTGTTGAGGAAGTGATTAAGGGAACTATTGAGGGAGCAAAAGAAGAACCCATTGTAACCCCGGAACAAGAAAAAGCAAATCAAAGGAAGAAACACAACGACTTGGTTGATTTATACAAGCAGTATGAAAAAATGGATGGTCGAGAGAGGAAGTCAAGTAAAGCTGCCAGTTTAAAAAATAAAATAATTAACATCACCAATGAACTCGGATATAAATATGAACTTGGGACAAAGGGATTTATAACAGTCAAAACTAAGGATGGTAAAAAATTAAAGAGTATTGGTGAAAGGCCGACAACAGAATCTATACAACAAGCCCCAGCATTTAAAGACTATGAGCCAGAATTTCAGGATTTTGTAAAAACAATAAGTAGTGATTTAGAACAATTGGGTGGTTATATGCCAAGAAATAATCTTAGCAGAAGCCAAATAAAACAGGCATTAAGAGATATAAAAGCGGGTAAGAAAAGCAAAGCCGCAAACGATCTCCTTGAATCCTTAAAAAAGGATTTTGATGAGGGAGAAGTTGAATTTAACGAAACTGGTGCAACCGGAATGATGGCTGTTAAGGTAAAATATGGCATACCAGAAATTATTGATCGTATAAAAAAAGTAGAAAAGTATGCCGAAGAAACACAAAACAATGTACCAGATGCACTAAGTCGGTGGATGGATGAAACTGATGAGCCACCATATAATGGTATTGATCAGATAATCAAAAATCTTGAAAAAGACGAAACCAAATTTTTTGACGGAGTATTATTTACAAAAAAGGATAAAGTTGAAGCATTAAATTATTTAAAAAATGAAAAAGAAAAACACGAAAAAGGACGCAGCGAGGAAAATTTACCTGGCGATGTTGATGCAGGAAAAGCTGAACAAATCAGAGAAGGAGAAGTCAAATCCGCCGAAGCCGAACCAGTAAAGCCCAAACCAGTAAAGAAAACAAAAGAGGAAAAGTTAAAAGTTGCTGATGATAAAATTTCAGGTGGCTTTGATGATCTTGCCAAGGCTTTCGGTGCCAAGATGGATATTGAGGGAGGTATTAAACCAGATGTTATAAAGGCAATAAAGCAAATTGCAGAGGGCATGGCTGAGAAGTTTGGCATAAAAGGAGAGGAACTGTTTGATAGGGTTAAGGAAGAAATCATCAAGCAATTAAAAATATCGGCAGAAAAGGCACAGGAGTTGGTTGAATCAGCCTTGGGTAAGGTACGAAAAAAGAGGGATGAAGAACCATCCACTCCGGGAACCAGGAAATATTCTGTCATTAAAAACATGACAGAAATACTTAGCGAAAAGAATCCGGAATTAGCCGAACACTTAAAAGAAAGCGGGGATGAGTATTTGCAAAGACAGAAGCCATTTGTAACCAAAGAAGCCAAGGCACTTATTGAAGCTGCCAGAGAGGCTGATGGTGGTATAGAAATGCTTGACTCGCAGGTAAAAAACACTAAAAACGAAATACCTCCAGATACAAGAAATGTTGTTGCCGGAATGTTATTGTCAGAATATTCCAACAGAATAAACGAGGCAGTTAAATCCGGCAATAAAACCGAACAATTGCGTAATGAGAAAAAGTATATATCACTTGTATCTATGTTAAAAGAATGGAATAAGGAAAGTGGCCAGCAGATACAGGCAAATAAGTGGGTATATGAACAAATAAGGAATCAGCCACAGACTATTATTGGCGAAGTGCGTGGTAAAATGGAAAAAAATAACCATGAAAAAATTGAAAGTCAATACACAAACGAATACATTGATGAATTAAAGTCTGAACTGACAAAATTAAAAGATGCCATAAAGGGCAAGGAAATAACCATAGAGGAGTTAAAAAGGCAACTTGACGAACTCAAAGTACTTCCACCACGTCAACGGCCACCCAAACCCCATATAGAATTTAAGAAAAAAGAAGCAAGGAAATTGGCCGGTGAAGCTATGGATGATCTGGCAACAATATTTGGTGCCAGAAAAACACTAATGCCAGAAGAAGAGGTTACGCTGGTTAATGCACTTAAAAAGTTAGGAAAGGCTATTTATCTTGAAACAGAGGCACTTGGAGAAGAATTGATTGATCTTATTAAAGAAAAAATTGCCTATAAGTTTGGTTCAGGGCATGATGATTTTATAAATACCCATAAAGGAGAAATATTATCACATATTGAAGAACTCAGGACGGATAAATTAAAGAATCTGATAACCAAATTGGATGAAAAAATGTCTGAAATGAGGCCAGATAAGAAGGCTAAATTTATACTTGACTCTATAAACGACTGGATAGAAAAAGACACCTTTACGGACACGGAATTTAAAAACAAAATAGCCGAAGCTCTTGGGTATAAATCAATGACACCCGAAATGGAGGCTAAAATAAGGAAACTTGTTGATGTTATAAACGAAGGTGCCGATGCTATGGACGTGCTTTCAAAAGACCCGTCAAACAGAAAATTATTACGTGAATTTGATAATAAAATATATAAAGCACGCAAGGCTAACGAGGAACTGTCGGAGTTTTATAAAAAAGACGGCAAGTTTGGCGACTGGTTTGTATCAATGATGCAATTAAAAGCACTGACACCCGTATCACTTATACAGAATCCACTAGCCAACGCATTAGACAGATTTGTGTTTAGGACACCAATAGAAGCCCTTAATGCCGGCAGTGAATTTGCTATTGCCGGAATGGGTAAATTGCTTGGAATAAAGTCATGGCAAAAGGTAGTGAATGATTTCCCAACAGCACAAAAGGCATATTTAAAAGAACTATCCAGGCAAGTTGATATTCTTTGGAGGCAGAAATTTGATATGCCACTTCAACAGGACTTCGCCGCTAGAGAACTGACACAGAAAATTCATCCACTAAAATCTTTTTACGAATCATTTGAGAAATTACCTGATGGTGAAAAACGTTCTGTATTAAAAAGAACACGCAAATTCATGGAGGGATTATTTGGTGTTGATGCTGCTATTGTTGCAAAGATGCTCGAACTAGGAGACCTACCGTTCAGAAATGCTGCCGAGGCATCTAAGGCGGCTGGAATGGGTGGTGCCAAGGGATTAAAGGGAGAATCTTTGGACAGGTTTACATTAATAGACGAACTAAAACCACTTGAAGAGAAAGAACTTGTTGATGCGGGATACTTTAAAGAGGAAGATGGCAAGTATTATTACAAAGACCATGATGGATTATGGGTTCCTGAAAAATATGAGAAGGCACTGGTAAAGGCCAATGAATCATATGGGGTGAGGTCTAAAGTAGAGTCGGAAGAAATAAAAATGTATGGCAAAAACGAAGTATATCAGGAGAAAATGGGATTACCCGGTGCCATAGAGAAATCCGTTGTAAATATCGTAAATTATTTAGGAGATAAACCCGTTATCGGAGCCGCCTTAAAAGTATTAGCTCGTTCCCAATTTCTATTTATGAGAACACCGCTCAATGTATTCAAGCGATTTGTTATGATCGGAATACCCGAACTGAATATGTTGACATTTTTATATCATGCCTCTAGGGGTGAAAAATATAAGGCCATAAACAGTCTCAATACATACTTGGTCGGAATGACCCTGCAATATGTCATAGGCCAGTTAGTACAGAATGACATAGTATCAGGTTCTATAAAAGAAGAGGATGAGGCTGTTAAAGAAATGAGGTACAAATTTGACAGACCATACGAACTTAATACCAGCCTGTTAATGCGTTGGATTATGGGAAACTCCAAAGGTGGAGCGAAAGATGGAGACCGCCGTATTGCATATAACAAAACCGGAATAGTAGGGATGGTTGTTGGACTCAATGCAAGCAAGTATAAAGGTATGTCCGCCAAAGAAATAAAAGATATGAATGAGTTAAAATTTAGCGTGACAGAAGTATTTAACAAAATAAGTTCTTTGGCCAGTATATCGCTTGAACAACCATTTGTTCAGGGAACCAGTAATACCTTAAATGCACTACAGGACGGAGATAGGTATGGTACGGAATGGTTAAATGCCATGATAAATACCACAACGCTACCATTAGTACCAAACTGGCTATCTACAATAAGCAGGAGTAAATTGGAAGTATTAAAGGAAACAAAGGATGAGGATATGTGGCAAACTATACTTAACCGTCAAAAGATAAGGTTGTTTAGTGGAAAAGAACTTGCGCCAAAGATTGATATATCCGGAGAGCAAATACCCATAGCACCAGAAGGTCGTAATGATGTATTATTCAATTTATTCAGCATATTTAAAGGAAGAAAAGTAGATACAAAACATCCATATTACAGGCTTTATAGTCTTTATAAAACAACCGGAGACAGCGAGTTATTGCCAACATCACCATCACATACGCTTGTTATAAGTGGAGAAAAAATTAAATTATCAAGTAAATTATATTCTGAATATTCCAGAATGAGCAACCAGGCAAAATTAAGACTAGCCGCCGTTGATCTTAATAATATTGATGATGAAGAAATAACCCATGATGAACTAAAGGAAAAATTAAGAGACGATTACGAACAGGGACAGAAATGGGCAAGAATGTATTTTATATTAAAATATGCCACAGAATTAAAGAAAATTAACCCCAATATTAAAATAGATGAAGAGACAGATTTTGATAAACTTGAAAAGCAGGAGAGAAAATTAGAAAAAGAGAAAGAGACTGAAATGCCTCAACTTTGAAACGCAGTTATTATTTACTAATTTTGTAAACAAAAAAAGCAATGCAGTTCGCCTATTTAACCACCACAAAAAAGAACAATACAGCACACAGCGAGACTAAGTATTTCAATGTGGGTCGTATGTCAAACATCAGAGACAAGGGGAGTACCCGTCAATTTGAATACCAGGAAGCCTTTCTGACCTTCAAATACATTACAACCGAAACATATGCCAGCTTATTGGCTATGGTCGATGAGTTTGTCCCAGGAACAAGAGTTGAACTTCCTGTACTTACCAAGGGTGGTGAATTGGTAAACGCATTGAATATCATAAGTTGTGATGAAATAATTTATTTCAAAGCAATGCCGGTTAATTCAACAATGTCATTGCTTACATACAATGATACCAAATTAGGTCAGTGCCTCATGTCTATTGACCTGAATACTACACAATTACTTGCCAAGATAATCGCCGCATCAAACCCACACGGGAACACGTATGTTGACGGTGATTACATATACTACACCGTAAATGGCACGTTGTCAAATGGTGACTACCGGGAAAGCTGGACGGCTGCCGGCACCGTAATGGAAAGAGCCATAAATGTTGTTGCAAACATCTGGCAGGTTACACACAGGGACGCATTTTCACCCTCAACAAGTATATCCAGTTCAATATCACACAGTCCGTCTACATCGGTATCCAGTAGCCCATCATTATCTGTCAGCCCTTCGTTGTCAATATCAAGCAGTATATCAACCAGTCCTTCCAGTTCAATATCAAGTTCTGCATCAACCAGTGTATCCAGTTCGGTATCAACATCGGTGTCGACAAGTATCAGTACTTCCCCATCGACCAGTGTATCCAGTTCACCATCGACAAGTGTTTCCAGTAGCGTTTCAATATCACCCTCGACCTCAATATCAACATCGCCGTCAATAAGTGTGTCGTCAAGTATATCCTCGTCATTGAGTCCATCGACATCAGTATCAACATCACCGTCATTAAGTCCATCAACTTCACCATCACGCAGTTTGTCGAGCAGTGTATCAATATCACCAAGTACTTCTATATCAACATCGCCATCGCTAAGTAGGTCAAGTTCCCCGTCACGCAGTATATCGAGTTCTTTATCCAGTTCTATCAGCCCCTCAACCTCAATATCATCAAGTCTTTCAACTTCGGTATCATCCAGTCCATCAACATCACCGTCCACATCAATCTCCCTCAGTCCTTCAACATCTATATCAAATAGTCCATCTACCAGCATATCGACATCAATATCTATCAGTCCCTCCACATCAATTTCTACAAGTCCTTCAACCAGTATATCCACATCACCATCTACAAGTCCATCGACTTCAATATCAACAAGTCTTTCTACTTCCATATCAATATCGCCATCCACAAGTATATCCAGCAGTCCATCCTCATCTGTAAGCCCATCGACATCAATATCAAGCAGTGAATCTACCTCTGTATCAAGTTCGGTTTCATTTAGTCCATCAACAAGTATATCATCCTCAGTATCAACATCCTTATCAACCAGTCCATCAGGTGCAGGTTAATATTAATAACAATTAAAAAGTATAAAAATGACTACATCAGTAACAAACGGAACGGATTACATAACAATATTAAGGAATTCAGGGCGCAAACGTATCGTCAATAAGGGATACATAAGTTCAATAAACCCGGTTCCGGCAAAAAACGAAGTACACCTATACATATCAGGTGATGGCTTTTATGAACCAGCCAAGGTAATTTTGAACTGGCTTGACACATCGTCACCATCCACAGCAACATTTGACGACTTCGTTACGGCCATTGAGGGATACTGCCACGAAACAAGCATTGCCGAGGGACAGGTTGAACTTACCACAGGTGCAAATACAATCACATTTGATGCACCACTTCCTACTGCAACATACACATTATTAATAAACGATGTTGATAGTGTTGGTGTTGGCGTTCCATCAAGTCTGACCAAGAATGGGTTTGCTATCACCGCCGTTGCTCCGGGAACATTAACATACATTGCCATTGCATAATGAAGATCGACCAGGAAATATTACAGGTGTTGCGGGATGTATTCAGCATCCCATATATTGTCGAGGATACCGTCAATAGCATGACATATATGTGTTATCCGGCTGAACAAGGCACAGCATTTACAGACCCCAAATGGAGGGTAATAAGAATTGACGAAAGTTCTTCTGGTATAGCAAAGTTCGAGTGTTATAAAAGTGACAGGTATGATAACCCCATAGACACTGGTGCTGGCGTATTAGCAACATTAAGATCATATACCGGATGGGTACTTCACAAAACATCTTAATTTATGGCTATACAAATAGACAAGCGGTTTGGATGGTTAATGCACGACCACAAGGACTATGAAACAGATATTAACTTATTAAAAAACATAGACTATGTTATCCCGATTTGGAACAGTATTACAGCAAACACAGGAACAGTTACAGTCCCAAAAGTCGGGGGTGGCTCAGTATCTCCTACGCTTTACACAATCTCACCCGACAGGTTTCCGGGGTTGGCTGATGCTATTATTACTGAAATTAATGGTGTACCTACAGAAACCCCTGCATATACAGCGGGTGGCGTTCTTATTACGACTACTCTTAATACTTCAGGTGCTTACGCTCTTAGTGGTACTCCTGCGTCTCCTCCGGTTGCTATAATATTCGTCATAACGATAAAAGCCCAATATCTGCCACAGGTGGATTTAACCTACTCATGGCCGGATGATATTTATTCCGTACAATCATTTCTAAGTCTTACCGACAGCATAACAAAATCCTATACCGGTAATGCCGGCAAAGTTCCTACAGTAAATGCCGGTGAAACCGGATTAGAACTGACAACACCCGTTATTCCCGCACCCAGGGTATTGACATTAACCACCACCACCAGTCCATTTACGCCAGACTTCGGTTCCTATGACGACATTGAATTCACGGCACTTGACACCGACCTACTCATAAACAATCCCACCGGCGTTGTTGCCAATGGAAGAAACAAAAGGATCAGGATATATGACAACGGTGTGCCCAGGTTATTAACATATGGTGGAAAATTTAAAGACAAGTGTGGACTTTTACCAGGGACAACCATTGCCGGTAAATGTATGTATCTTGGATTCATAAGAGACACAAATTTGGACACCTTTGACTTTGTATCAATAGCAAATGAACCATAATAAAATAATAATAAATGCTTTCTGTAATAATTCCAAGCTACAAAGACCCGTTTCTTCACCCAACCATTGACTCATTACTTGACAATGCAGAGGGAGATGTTGAGATCATTGCAGTCTTAGATGGCTATTGGCCGGAAAAACAATTGAGAAATGACAGGAGAATAAAAATCGTCCACAACGGACAAGCACATGGTATGCGTAATGCTATAAATCATGGAGTTGCCGTTGCCAAGGGAGAATTCATCATGAGAACTGATGAACACTGCCTGTTTAGTGAAGGATACGACAAAAAACTTACCGAAACATTTGAGGACAACTGGATAGTGGCACCAACAAGGTACTATCTCGACCCGGAGAAATGGAAAATAATGGACTTACCACCGGTAAATTTCTGCAAACTACTAATTGTCGGCAAGGAACAAAAATTCAGTTCTGTGGCATGGCCGGAACGGGATGAACAATTAAAAAATGTTGCCATTGCCGAGAACATGGCCATCCAGGGTTCTGTATGGATTATGAAAAAATCGTGGTGGGATTTCTGTATCAAGGAATTACAATCCGAGGGATATGGTACGCACTACCAGGACAGTCATGAGATGGTGTTTAAAACATGGGTACGTGGCGGTAAGTTGATGTTAAACAAAAACACCTTCCACGCACACAAACACAGGAGTTTTAAGCGCACACACCATTATTCTGGGGAACTTTCCAGGGCATCATTCAATTACAGCCGGGAGACATGGGAAAATTACTATAACAATATAATTAAACCAAGGTGGGGGATATAAATGAAAGAATACAACGTATATCAACACCTGCCTGGCGATCCCACAAACGAAAGGTATGAACTTGAAAAAAACAGCAAATTCTGGGACGTGGGAAAATGGAACTACTTTGTACTTCCCTTACTACCAAAACTATGTAAAGAACTGACATACATTGAAGGTGGGTGCAATGCCGGATTATATCTGGGTCTCGCAAAAGAACTTGGATATAAACGGGTAATAGGAGTTGAATCAGATAAAGGCGCATGGGAACGAGGAATAAAATACCGTGATGATCATGACCTTGATTACAACATAATATTAGACGACCTAACAAAAGCCACTAATTTCCTTCCATTGGCTGATGTTACTGTACTTGTAAACGTCCACTACCACCTAAGAATCATTGATTGGCTTGAATATCTAGACAAACTACAATACAAGACCAGATATTGCCTTATCGTCACCGTAAAAACAACATACAAATCATGGAGGGCGTTATCATCCATAGAAGCTCTCAGGGAATACTTCAAAGACTGGGAGGAAACCGGTTATATTCCCTGGATAAATCCAGAAGGAGACCCGTCACCCAGGGAGATGTCGTCTATCATATTTAAAAGCAAACACCTTGACCGGGTGCCTATTAAATCAATAGGAAATAGTGACAGCACAATGGATTTCTATACCAGCCATAGTCCCATGAAGTCCGAATACGCCAACTTTTTGCGCAAATACAGGAGTAAAAAATGGTCTGAAAAAGAAGCAGACAATTTCTTATTAAGTAAACTGGACTTGTATAATAATGTAAAGCTCAAAGGATTGAAAAGTCCTCTTGTAGTACGTACCGACAACCGCCTTATAGACGGATGCCACCGGGCAGGGATACTTAAAGCTCTTGGTTATGAAACAGCAATAATAAGGAAAACAGTATGAGTAACTTAACAATATTATATTTAACAGCAAACCGGGTTCCTGAAAAATGGCATAGTTACCAGATGGATGTTCTATTAACAGCCTCCAATGGGTGTGAAATAATAACCATATCTCGTGAACCCATGAAGTTCGGTGACAAAAACATCATCCAGGACGGAGGACTTGGCGTCAATAATATCTACAGGCAGATATTAAGAGGCGCAAAGTTGGCAACAACACCGTTTATTGCCATAGCCGAGGATGACTGTTTATATGCTTCTGATCACTTTTTCGCCTTTACACCGCAAATAGATGAGATAGCATATAATCAGTACAGGTGGAACCTTTATACCTGGGCAAAGCCTATCTACTCTATGGAAAAGAAACAGAGTTACATAAACGCCTTTATGGTCGGAGGCCGGTTAGCTGTGATAAAAAGTCTCGAAGAAAGATTTGATAAATACCCACTGGTGCCGGTAGAACACTGCAACGAAATAGGTAAATCAGAAAAGTATTTAGGACTAACCCCGGCAAAAACACTCCCATTTTGGAGTTATAATGGAGTTATACAAATTGATCACGACTACTTCACAAACGAAAACACTGGCAAAGAGGCTATTGAACACAGGCATAAAAAACAGATGAAAAGAATACAGGCATATACTATACCCTATTGGGAATCACCGGACAAATACTTAAAATTATTCGTATGATAGAACAAATGACAGTAATCTATTTAACGGCCTCAATGCTTGAAAAGCATAAGCCACACTTTGCCGCTTATCAAAAAGAGGTATTACTGGAGGCAATAAAGGACACTCCTATTATCAGCGTGTCCAGGGAGCCGTTAAATTTCGGGCACAACATTCTGGATGATGGAAAAAAGTGTACTGACAACATCTACAGGCAAATGTTAAGAGCTTGTAAGGTGGCGGAAACAAAATATGTAGCGGTAGCCGAGGATGACTGCCTGTATCACGAATTTCACTTCACCTTCAGGCGTCCATGTGATAATGAGGTTCTGTATGATCGCAACAGGGCAACGTTATTCACCTGGGGTATTCCGGTCTATCACTGGAGGAACCGTTTAAGCAACGCCGCCCTGATCGCTCCTAGAGAGTATCTTATTGATGCCCTAGAAGAACGTTATACAAAATGGCCTGATGGATGCCCTGAAAACAGGGTTGGTGAAGTTGGCCGGGGTATGGTTGAGAGAAATCTGGGTGTGGGGTTAAGGAATTGTTGCGACACCCATGCTGCCAAGGTTGCCTTCATACAGGTAAACCACGACTGGGCAAGTGAAGAACGGCAGAGGAAACACCGCAAAAGCTATGGAGAGATACAAGCCTATGACATCCCATACTGGGGAAGGGCTGAAGAAATTTTAAAACATTTTCGCTAATGAGACTTATATTTGAAAGTTCCTACAAGTGTAACCTGAAGTGTTCCTATTGTCCTGGCCTTCGTGTGACGAGACCAAAGGGAGAAATGAGTGATGAATTATTTCACCACATCATTTCCGAAGGTAAGAAAAACAATATCAAACAGTACAGTCCGTATCTGTATGGTGACCCCTTTGCTTTTGACAGGATATACGAATGGTTGGATTATATGGAAGAACAGGGTGTGAAAGTAAACCTGTCTACAAACGGAGGACTTATGGATGTTGACAGAGTGCTGAAATACAAATGTCTGAACGGAATAAATTGCAGTGACAACGGGGTAGATGCTTATGAAAAAAACATAAGGAAACTGCTTGACAATGCCGATTTCTATGTAAGAATATCTCGTGTATTTCTTGATACAGACATTGAAAAGCAAAAAGCCTTTAAGAAAAAATGGGGACACCGGTCAAAAGTAAGCACTTACAGGGCTAACGACTACTTTGACGACCCCAAACAAAAAGAGGGAGTGGTCAGGGTGCCCTGTTACGCCTTCAGCAAACATACCTGTATATTATGGGATGGAAGAGTGTCAATGTGCTGCCTGGACTACAACGGCGAAGTTATCCTTGGCGATATTACTAAACAAAGTCTCGCTGAGATCATTAAAATTGCCAAACCATTAAGGAAAAGGCACATGAATCTTGATTTTGATATGCCACTATGTAAAACTTGTAATGCAAATGTTAAATAAAACAATAATATATTACAGCAGCAACAGGGAAAACCCACGTTTTGAAAGACAGGTTGTTGAAACAATGTTGCATAATAGGTGTGGGCTGCCAATGATAAGTGTTACCCAAAAACCTATGGATATAGGGCACAATATATGTGTTGGTGATGTTGGCCAGAGTTATCTTAACGAGTTCCGGCAAATATATCTAGGAGCCTTGGAAGCCACCTCTCAATATCTGGTGTTTGCTGAATCTGACTATCTGTATCCACCCGATTACTTTGCCTTTGAACCCAGTGAACCTGGTAAAGCATATAGGATGAAAAATATACAGGTAGTATTTGATGCCAAAGAGTATCCATACTACTACCCTAAAAGTGATTCCGATGGTGCCCAGATTATTGACAGGGAACTATTTATCAAACAATGTGAAATATTCTTTGAGGGTATGCCACAATGGTTTGCCGGCGATAAAAATCATAATATGCCATTCCGGAGGCGATTTACCACCCATGACAAAAACACGGTAAGGGTATCTCTTGAAAATCCGTGTATAACATTTAAAACCGGCAAGGGTGTTAGCTGGAGTGTTAGGGCGGATATGAAAAGTCAATTAACAGATGTCCCCTACTGGGGAGAAATAACGAACCTTAAAAAAAACTATCTATATGTATCTTAAACACAAAGTTAATGTCGGCAAAGGATGGAGTTCCCATATGTGGATGCTCTATGAAACTATTATCAATAGTTCGGGAACGGTCATTGAGTTCGGCTGTGGCATTGGTAGTACGCCATTCTTACACTGGATGTGTAAAGGATTTGGCCGCAAACTTATCACCTATGAAAGCGAAGAACAATTCTACCTGTATGCCAAGCAGTTCCAGAGCAAGATGCACCGTATCGTAAAGGTAAATGACTGGATGACAGACGTAAACATTAAAGACAGGGCTGGAGTTATACTTATAGACCACGCCGTACCACAAAAGGACTATACCTGGGGATACCGGGGACGTGATGTTGTCAGGTTTAAGGACAGTGCAGAGTTCCTTGTTTTACATGACACAGAAGAACCGGATACCTATGGATATACGGAAGAAATGTATTCCAATTTCAAATACAGGTTCGACTGGAAGGAATGTCGTCCCTGGGCAACAGTTTTATCAAACTTTAAAGACCTGAAAAATCTATGAAGTACGACCTGTCCATATTAATACCGGCACGAAATGAGGAATGGTTACTCAACACTATTGAGGACATTCTTAAAAATAAACGAGGTGCCACAGAAATAATCGTTGGTTTGGACGGTAAGTGGAATCATATTCCCATACCGCAACATCCCGACCTGACAATATTTTATGTACCCGAAGCAATAGGCCAGAGGGCAATTACCAATCAATGTTGTCGGCTATCACAGGCAAAATACGTTATGAAGTGTGATGCCCACTGTGCCTTTGACGAAGGGTTTGATGTCAAACTAATGGCCGACATGCAGGATGACTGGACTGTTGTACCACTCATGTATAACTGGCACGTATTCGACTGGGTGTGTGAGGATGGACACAGGAGATATATGAGTCCCTCCGGCGTCTGTAAAGAATGTGGAAAGCCAACACATAAAGAAGTTATCTGGAAATCGAATAGGGGAATAAAAACCTCCCAGTGGCGGTTTGACAACAACCTACATTTCCAATATTGGAATGACCGCAAGCCAGAAGGGGACATTGTTGAAAACATGTCCCTTATCGGTGCCTGTTGGATGTTGACAAGGGAGAGATACTGGAAGTATAACTTTTGTGATGAAGAACACGGTTCGTGGGGACAACAGGGAACGGAAATAGCCTGTAAAACGTGGCTGACCGGAGGCCGGTTGGTGTGTAATAAAAAAACATGGTTCGGACATATGTTCCGCACCCAGGGAGGTGACTTCTCATTTCCCTACCCCATGTCAGGGAAAGCACAGGAAAAGGCACGTAGGTATTCAAAAGACCTGTGGCTTAACAACAAATTTAATGGAGTTCACCCATTAAGTTGGCTTGTGGAGAAATTCTGGCCGATTCCGGGATGGACTGACGATGATCTGATAAAAATAAAAAAACATGATAAGCAACAGGAAAACAAACATCATACTTAATGATGAAAGTGTAATTACACTGTTAAATCCATCAGAAGAAGAACGTGCAGAGGCATGGGCTTATCTGATTGATAATAATGTCAAGCTAAACGGATGGATGGAATTACAAAAACAGGAGATAATTAAAGAAAAAATCATTACTAAAAAAGGTTCAGAAACAACAATTGACTGGACAAAGACGAAAAAGATAAACTAAGAAATGATACAAGGCATAACAGGCAGGGGCGGGACACTATCAAATAGTGCCAATAGTTACAACGTAGTCCAAGGTGGTGACACATGGAATACTAATGTGGCTGTATTAAAGCAACTTGCCTGCGTTGGAACGTATAGTTATTTCTATGTAGAACTTGGTGCAGCACCGGGGGCGGGTACTTCTTATGATTTTACCGTTGTTAAAAACGGAGTTGATACGGCTATAACAGTTCATATTGCCGATGCTGCTGTTGGCGGTACTTATTCAGGTGCAGGAGTAGCTTTTGCTGAAGGAGATATTATTTATTTAAAATCAGTGCCTACAAATACACCAACAGTCACAAACTGTTCATGGGTATTAAAATTCGATGGCACAACAGCCAATGAAAGTAATTTGATGTTTGGTGGTGTGTGTGATAATTCAGCCACACAATATCAGGGCGTAACGGGAGGCGGTGTAGGCGTTACATCAACAACAGAAGTGCAGGTGTCTCAAATAATTCCAACGGCAGGGACGATAAACAGGCTTTTTACCTCATTAAGTGCCGACCCCGGAACTTCGCCAGATGCGTATTCTTTTACTCTTTATCTTAACGGGGTAGCAACAACATTAACCTGTACGATAACAGCAGACGATACCACGGGAAGCGATACGACCCATAATGTTGCCGTGGTTGCAGGGGATTTGGTTTCATTAGAAATTGTGCCTTTAAACACTCCATCGGCAAGACCGAGAATTTATGGAAAATTATCTTTTGTTGCAACCATAAACGGGGAGAGTTTATTGCTTGGTGGTACTAATGTTAATACCTCAACAAGTGCTACAAGGTATCATTACTGTAATAGAACTATTTTATTTTCGCCAATATCAACAGAGGCTAATTCATATCAACGTGGATATACTTCAGTATTTAAAAAACTATATGCAGCTTTAAGTGGGACACCAGGAGCAGGAAAATCTTATGCAATAACACTTCGTATAAATGCTGGAAATGGCACTCTTACATGTACTATTGCAGATGCAGCAACAACAGCAAACGATACTATTCACACAGATAATATTACATCAAACGATGCGATAGATATAGATGTTACACCAAGCGGAACCCCTACAGCAAGGTATGTAAAAACCGGATTGGTTTCATATATTGCAGTAAGCACACCCAGTAGTAGCATAAGCAGTTCACCATCAGCCTCAGCCTCACATTCTCCAAGTCGTTCAATATCAACATCAATATCGGCCAGTCCATCACCATCAAGCAGTGTTAGTAGTTCGGTAAGTGGTAGTATAAGCAAATCACCATCGTTATCACTAAGTAGTTCATTATCAAGTTCGGTAAGTATAAGTTTAAGTAGTTCACCATCAGGTTCACCAAGTTCATCATTATCCCTATCTCCATCCACAAGCATAAGTTCATCAACGTCACCCTCCACAGAAAACTATTCACGGGGAGACTACTTGGCATTACCAGCGGCAGATGATGACCTAAGCACGTCATATTCGGCAATAGATTATATATATGTTGCAGCAGTAGATAACGACTGGGTAGATCAAAGTGCATCTGGGAAATATGCTATTCACCAGTTTAAAAATTTTGTAGGCACGTTTAATTCTGGAATATTTACCTGTGTATTACAAACTAATAGTCCCCCACCACTGGTGACCGTATATCTACAAATATATAATAGATCAACACTAACATGGGATACCATTGATTCCGACAACACCTCCCCGGAGGACACGGACTTTACATTAACAGCAACAATTTCTGATTTAACCAATTATAAAGATGGTGCCGATACAGTAGCCTGTAGGGTATATCAACAAGGGTAATGTCTACATCAACATCCATATCGAGTTCACCTTCAGCCTCAGTATCTCCTTCAAGATCACTGTCGAGTTCGCCAAGCCCAAGTGCTGGTTCCCCAATATTTGAAATACCCCTGGATAATTGTAGCCTTACCTGTACCAGTTCAACCACCGATACAACATTTACAAGGACAAGGATAAATATTGATACCGCTGATTACTATAATGGCACATATTACTGGGAAATAGTTGCCACAAACGACAACGCCGGCAGTTATTCCCCACGCCTGGTAAATGGTGTTAGTATTATTGATGCCATACCCGTTCCGGGAGGGACAACGGTGCCAACCCGGTTTCGCACAGCGGCACTATCTATGGTTGGTGGTGCAAATGATTATGACATAGAAATACCCGGCACATCGGTAAATAACGAGGTAAAGGTATATTCATCACGGATAATAGTACAACAGAATCAGTTCGTAAATACAAGAATACAAATACCCCTTATTGGAAGTGATTTTGGAGAATCCTCACGGTTTAATGGTACTGCTGTTGATTCCACAACAAGCACATCTTATACCCAAGATATACCAAAAAGATACGCATATTTTAAGAAGGATGAAAACAGGTTCTCTACAATTGGTTCTGGTAATGTATGGACATTTGAGGTTGTTATGTACTCTGAAAATGCAGCATCCACAGCATATGCCTGTTTATATGATTCGTCAGGAAACGCAATAACCGGAAGTGAAGTATCTACCAACAGTACCACGCCAACACTTTGTTCGGTCAGTTTCGCCAACAATGCTACAAACTTTGATAACGGCGATCTGATAGAGGTAAAAATAAAATCTGGCAGTGAAAGTTACAACGCCAGGATAAGTGAGGCAAGATTATATCTCCGGGTAATAAATGTTACCGCCATAGACGTTTATTATAGAATCAGCCGGGGTTATGCGGGTATAGGTGTGGCGCAGGAACACACAGAGGGAAGGATGTTTTTTGATGCCAACGCATACTCTACATATACGCCGTATTTTGAGGTCACTGGAAACGAATCTGTTGATGGTGATATTTATGTCGATCTGGGTGAGGATAATGCTGACTCAGGCACCGTAGATGCCCATATAACAAATTCCAAAATAGAATTCGCTAATTCAAATAAGGAAAGGGTAAGGACGGTAGCATTAACCCTTAATGATGGCAAAAATTATCTACCCACCGTTGTTGTCCCTGTTAATGGTGAAATAGGAATATATGGAGCGTATGTCGTTATATTTTTGGGCAATCCCATATCATCAATATCCTCGTCAATATCAACATCGGTATCGGCTAGTCCATCGGCCAGCCTATCACCATCAACAAGTATCAGTCTGTCGCCGTCAAGTAGCGTAAGCCTGTCACCATCATTATCTATTTCTTCAAGTATCAGTTTATCACCATCCAGTTCGGCCTCGTTAAGTCCTTCATTATCTATAAGTAGTTCTATCAGTAGTAGTGAAAGTAGTTCAATATCATTATCGCCAAGTCTATCAATATCAAGCAGTCCATCCAGTTCAATAAGTTCGTCAATAAGTGAAAGTATAAGCAGTTCATTATCCACCTCCCCAAGTTCATCAGTATCAACAAGCCCGTCAAGTTCTGTAAGTACAAGTGTAAGTACGTCACCGAGTACGTCTGTGTCGAGTTCGGTGTCGCCATCAACGTCAGTGTCCCGGTCATTATCGTCCTCTGTAAGTACCTCATTATCCTCATCGGTATCGTTGTCACCAAGTAGTTCACTGAGTTCTTCACCAAGTTCTTCTGTATCCAGTTCGGTTTCACCAAGTACAAGTGTGAGTTCTTCAATATCAGCCTCACCATCGACCAGTATTAGTAGCTCAATATCAAGTAGTATATCAAGTTCAGTGTCATTGTCGCCGTCATTAAGTATCAGCAGTTCTATTTCATTAAGTCCAAGTTCATCAATTTCGAGTTCACCAAGCCTGTCTCCATCATTATCTATATCGTTAAGTCCAAGTAGGAGTGTGTCATCCAGTCCCAGCTCTTCCCAGAGTGAATCTGTATCATCCTCTGTAAGCACCTCATTATCATCTTCTGTCAGTCCTTCCACATCAATAAGTAGTTCTGTATCATCTAGTCCATCAGAATCAGTATCGTCCAGTCCCAGCTTGTCACCATCCCGGTCAATAAGTTCATCGCCGAGTAGTTCTGTGTCAAGCAGCGTTTCACCATCAACATCACCATCGACAAGTATCAGTCTGTCGCCAAGTATAAGTGTGTCATCCTCCGTTTCCACTTCACCGTCAATAAGTGTAAGCAGTTCTCCTTCAACATCGGTGAGTTCATCAAGATCACATTCGCCGTCACGAAGTTTGTCATCATCAATTTCAACATCGCCATCCACGTCAATATCCAGCAGTCCAAGTTCGTCCAGGTCGAGTTCTGTATCTCCCAGTACGAGTATAAGTTCTTCCCTATCATCGTCACCAAGCGAGAGTGTAAGCACGTCTGTATCCAACTCACCATCAACTTCACTATCATCCAGTCCAAGTCTATCTCCATCACAAAGCATATCTCCGTCAACAAGTATATCAAGTTCTGTGAGTACGTCTGAAAGTAGTTCGCCGAGTACATCTTTATCTAGTTCTGTAAGTAGTTCACCGTCAAGTAGCGTGTCACCTTCATCAAGCATATCGGAATCGTTTTCAGGATCACACTCAACATCTATATCAAGCTCTGTAAGTTCTTCGCCATCAAGTTCAGCCAGTCCATCAACATCACCAAGTCTGTCACCCAGTACAAGTATAAGTTTAAGTCCGTCCCTATCAATATCGAGTTCTGTATCTTCATCACCCAGCAGTTCCGCCAGTAGTTCCGTCAGCAGTTCCGCCAGTTCTTCATTGTCATCATCCTTATCTAGCAGTCCTTCTGCATCTTTAAGTGTTCCGGCCACCACCACTGTAAAGGTAAATTTCTGGGGAATTATTCTATCTTCTCCATCTACATCAGTAAGTCCCTCGTCATCAATATCTGTATCACCATCATCGTCAATATCGGTCAGTCCTTCCTCATCGGCGTCCAGGTCAATAAGTTCGTCACCTTCAACGTCAATAAGTTCAAGTATATCATCGTCACCCTCCCGGTCAATATCGAGTAGTATTTCGTTAAGCCCTTCGTTATCCATAAGTAGTTCGGTATCAAGTTCGGTATCACTGAGTCCATCCACATCATTGTCGTCAAGCGTATCGTTATCTCCATCGCTATCAATATCCAGTTCGGTTTCACATAGTTTAAGCACTTCTCCATCACTTAGTCCAAGTAGTTCAGTAAGTTCCTCGGTGTCATTATCACCGTCCAGGTCAATATCAAGTTCGATAAGTTTATCACCATCCCTATCCATAAGTTCCTCCATCAGCCTAAGCCCGTCACTATCGGTATCTAGTTCGCCGTCATTAAGTCCCTCTGGTTCCATAAGCAGTTCGGCCTCAACATCTCCTAGTACAAGTATAAGTACCAGCATCAGTGCATCACCATCAGAATCACCCAGTAGTTCACTATCAAGTTCAGTATCACCATCAACCTCGCCAAGTTCGAGTGTATCCAGGTCACCATCGTCAAGTGTAAGTACATCAATAAGTACAAGTCCAAGTGGGTCGGTATCATCCAGCCCTTCCAGTTCACCATCCGGTTCAATATCATTAAGTCCTTCATTATCCATATCGTTATCGCCCTCATCAAGTATCAGCCTATCGCCATCATTATCAATTTCCAGTTCAATATCAGTTAGTCCATCTGAATCGGTATCGTTAAGTCCGAGCAGTTCACCCTCTGGGTCAATAAGCCTGTCTGTATCAAGTAGTATTTCGGGAAGTGTATCGCCATCGACATCACCATCCGTAAGCATCAGTAGTTCACCAAGTATAAGTCCGTCAAAATCTGTATCAACATCACCATCTAGTTCAGCTAGTGAATCTATATCCCTATCTCCATCATTGTCTGTAAGCACGAGTGTAAGTTCATCACCATCATTATCACCAAGTTCATCACCAAGTAGTTCACCATCATCCTCTATTTCTGAAAGCATAAGTCATTCATTATCATCAAGCGTATCACCATCGGAAAGTATATCTGAATCGTTTTCGGGTTCCCATTCTACAAGTATATCAAGTTCACCGTCTAGTAGTCCTTCATCATCGGTAAGCCCGTCTAGTTCAATATCTACATCTCTATCTCTATCTCCATCATTATCTATTTCATCAAGCCTGAGTACGTCTATATCGGCAAGTGTCTCGCCGAGTACAAGTATAAGCGAATCTATTTCGTTATCACCTTCCACTAGTATCTCTATAAGCATCAGTGCCTCTCCATCGACCAGTATATCATTATCGCCAAGTAGTTCTGTATCTAGTTCTATAAGTCAAAGTATCAGTCTATCACCGTCAAGTTCTGTAAGTTCAAGCATCAGTCTGTCGCCATCGAGTTCGGTATCTGCCTCACTCAGTACGAGTATAAGTTCCTCAATATCACACTCACCATCGACATCATTATCAAGTAGCCCGTCATTGTCAATATCAGCTTCACCATCGCCACCAGCAACAAATCATAACTTCTTTATGGTAATGTAAGGTGTCAGTTTTGAAACCGTCTTATAATTCATTAATTTTGCGTAAAAAGAAAAACAATGATAAGAGAAATCGTATCAGCACTCTTTGGAACGTTAACCCCAGTAGAATTAATTACGAGTTTTATATTCGCATCCCTGGGTATATTCATTAAGTGGTATTTCCAGACCAAAGCTGCTGTAAAACATAACCCAGAAACGCCACACCAATTTTCTTTATGCTACTGGTGGGACAACAACAAGCCAAAGATGATAGCTTTCCTGGCTACCATAGCTGTATTATTCGTGACAATACGATTCCCTAAGGAAATAATCGGCATGGAATGGAGTTACGCATACGCCTTAATTGTCGGCCTTTCATTTGACCGCCTGGCGGAGATCATAAAAACCAAAATGAAAATCCCATCGTAGTGTGATTACAACCTAATTAAGTGCCAAATAAACAAACACCAATATAAAAATCCCAATATAATATGATTACACGCTTAATTACATGGCTAAGTGACCAGATAAACTCACTTATCCTAACGGTCAGTGGTGTTTTTACCGGAATGATATTTGGGCAGGTGAAAGAAACCGTTGAAATAATCCCATTTCCTATCGAACATTTCATAACAACCATTTTGCAATGGACATCATTTTCCGTTGCAATCGTGGCCGGTATATGGACAGTATATATCGGTTGCCGGAAACTAAGGAAAGATAAAAACAAAACATAATGAGGATAAAAATAATCCTGGCAGCGGTAGCACTTATTCTACTACTGTCTATTGTCTTTTTAGTCATCAGATTAAAGGATAAAAACAACACCATATCACAATTAAAAACCAGCAATAAGTCTTTAATAACACGCATCGACACCTTCCGTAATGAAAAAAACCAGGTTGTTGTCGAAAAGGTTCAGGTAATTGTAGATAAAAAAGAAGTTGAAAGGCTAAACAGCACAGTAAACAAATATAAGCAAGAACTGGAACTACTTGGCATAAAATTAAGAAGCACCGAATATGTTATGGAAATGCAGTATTCAACTATGGGAATAATGATTGCCCAGATGGATACTATGCGAAAAGAAACACCCACCCCGGATATAAAATATTTTACCGATGGGTATTATACCTGCCTGTATAGCAATAACCTATTAAAATGTAATTACACTGACACAATGATCTCTGCAATATCACGGTTTAAAGATGCCAAGTGGTTCCTGCCAAAATTATGGAAGCCCTGGTCATATAAATTAGATGCAAAATTTAGCAATCCAAACTCAACAATACATTATTCCCAGTTCATCAAGCTCGATTAAGCTGTAAATAACTTAATCTGGCGAGGGGGTGTCATTAAGTTGGCATCCCCTCTCTGTTCAAATAATACGTTATTTTTAATTAGACTAAATAGTGGGATGTTGTTGATTATCAGTAGAGACTATTTAGAATGTGAACATACCAGCTAGTTATAAACAATAAAAATTATTCCCATCCTGCCATTTTATTGCGTAGCCATATTGGAAGTAAAATTATATTGCCTTTAATCTTACAATGCTTTTTTGGAAACCAACGCTCAGCCTTACCATTCATTATGAGTAACCAAGCCTTTTTTGTTTCTCTTTTTATTTCAAGGAATCCAAAACTATCCCACTTTTCAGCACGAATGAATGGTATGTCTTCACCCTCCCACTCGTCTAAATAATCATCATTCTCATAAATTCCGCTATGGGTTTTAAAGTCAATATAATTTGACAAACCACTTTCTATTGCCATATCTGCATATTCGCCCATAATTTTTACAGTTTATAACACAGGCTAAAAGCAATTGCTAGATAGTCTGTGCGTAATTTCAAGCAGTATTCAAGGCAACTGCTTTTAGCCTCAACCGTTATGTACCATTAAGTGAACCACTCAATAAATTCACCGTCTATTCCTTGTTTCACTTTTCCACATAGCAACCAATCGCCGGTTTCGCACCATCTGTAAACACCCATAATATTTATTTTTATTCTTCAATGTCCGGAAAAAAAACAGCCATGCAAATTAAACACAGTAAAGCACCAATCACTACTCCCGAAATAAAAAGCCATAGTCCACTCATAATATTTAGTCTTAATAACAAGCAAAGATACAAAATACACCTCCATAAATCCAAATTTATTTTCAAAAAGGGTCAGTTTGGTATTTTATTTTATATAAATTAAATTTGTAAAAGAAATTAAAACGTGTGCAAAGCACGGAAATAATGTTAAATGGCAGAAACAAATACAGAAAAAATGAGTGTGGAAATTCCAGAGGAATTTCTTGGAAAGCAAGACCTATTCAAAATGGGTTATCCTGAAGGTACTGAATTTTATGAACCAGGGCAGAAGCCCGAACCACCCCCACCCCCTCCTACGACAGAACCGGAGGTAAAAAATCCTATAACGGATGCAGAACCACCTAAACCACCGGAGACACCTGCCGTCCCGGAACAAGTTGATTATTCCAGATTTGGCGATAATATAAAATCATTAGAAGATTTAGAGAAAGAGTACAATGGCTTGCGACAGGCCAGGGAAAGCCTCACCTCTGAATTGGAAAAAGCAAAAGCCTTCAATCCTTTTGAGGATGAGGTTCTCTACAAACTGGCGGTCATTAAGAAAGAGACCCCCGATCAGTACGATTTATACAAGAAACTCGCACTAGGAGAACCAGACTCGCTTGCAATCATGAAACTCGGACTTACGTTAGAGAATCCTGAATTTAAGGACAAGGCAGAGGAATACATTAAAGTAAAGTATCCCTTTTTGTTCGATGATGAGCCTGACACCGACAGCAAGGAGTACAAGCGTGACTCCCTGCAATTCGAGTTGGATGCCAAGACAGAGTATAAGAAGTTAATGAAAAGATTTGAAGGGATTGAAAAACCCAAGATTGAGGATGTCAGCAAGCAGCGTGAAACTGATATTGACAACCTAAAGAAAGATTGGTCAGCCCCGTTTAAAACTGAGGTAGAATCCGCCTTTAAAACCTTTGCCGGTTCAACAAAGTTCCAGATTGACGAGCAGAACGACCTGGAAGTGAGTTATGACATACCGATAGAGGAAAAGGAAAACAAGGAGATACTGTCACTCGTGGCCAACTATGCCGTTCAGAACGAGCTAAAACCCACAAAAGACAATATTCAGTTGTTAAACAACTTCGCAAAAAATCTTTACATTACACGTAACTTCAACACTATCATTGCCACAGCCTTAGAAAAGGTTTACAAGGATACCGTTGAGGAGACAACGAAAAAATATTACAATCCTAGTGCCCCTCCGAGTGCTGTTAAAAAGGACGAGGGCGAAAAAGAACTTACCCCTGCTGAAAAAGAAGAAGCAAGGTTAAACCATTACATTTCAACGGGAAGAGCAGCACAATAAACAACTTTTTAAAAACTTTTAATACAAAAACAAAATGGCAATTCCAGCATATGTAGCATCACCGGGCGACTATACGATAATGTCCGCTCACGACTACATCAAACAACCGCAAAAACTTATGGAGGTCTATGCACAGCACGGACTTCAGTATAATAACTTTTACAACTGGTTCAGGATGATGAACCGTGTGTTACCTGTAAAATCAAATACCTGGTCAGGTTTTGAAAAGGGATGGGTACACACATACATTACCACAACCGGTAACGTGGCATCTCCCGGACAGGGCAACCCCGTCACATTGACGATTGCTGCCGGCGACCACCAGGACGGCAAAACTTACGCAAATCCCGGTGACATCGTTGGTTTCGCTGGTGCTGATCTCGTTCAGGGACGTATCATGTATAAAACAACCACGAACTCAACAGCACATACCATCACTATTGAACCTATCAGGGCAACCGATACCATTCCTGCTGTTACATCAGGAACGCAAATAGGTATCTGGTCATTTGCCGCTGGTATGGGCACCGGCTCTCCCGAAGGCCACCTGACATTCCCGGTAGAAAGGACATTTAAAACCCAGACCTTTAAAGAAGCATTGAGCTTTGAAGGGCAGGAACTTATTCCCCAACTGTGGTTTACCTCCTATGCTGCCGATGGCCGTACCATTAATGGTTACTGGTCAGATATGTACTTCGACACCGAATACAGATTTGCACTGAAACGTGGAAACGCTTACATGCTTGGTAAGGACAACACAAACACCGGCTTAGTTGTATCTGCGACTGAAGCTGCAAGGTGGAGTGGTTCACCCGGCTCTGGCAATCCTATTCAGACAACCAAGGGTTTACTCACCTGGGGTGCAGAACTCGGCTCATCTAACGAAATTGACGTTGGCGACTTCGCCATGACAGATTTCGAGGACATGGGCGTTTACTACAAATCCCAGAAGGTTGCGTCTGACGTTATAGCCGTATTCATGGGTTATAAGAGGCACAATGAACTTAATACCGTGCTGAAGAACTACACAACCTACTCAGGTGTTGACTGGACGAAAAATCAAATCCAGAGGCTTGAAGGACACGAAGCTGTTGACGCTTTCGTTGCAACATTCAACTTCAATGGATGCGATCATGCCGGTATCAAGTGGATGTTCACTACCCTTGATGATCTCAGCGACCCAAGGACATTCCCAAGTGCTTACAAAATGGACGAATGGATGTTTGCCGTACCGATTGCAAACTCAAAAGATGCCAAGACGGGCGAAGTTCTGAAGAACATTGCCATCAGGTATCCTGAAAATTATGGATACAGCCGTCTTAACGAAAAAGGTATCTTTGGTGGTGCCGGTGGTGGATTCCGTTATACAACTGACGTTGACAGCAAAACAGAATGGTTACGTTCGGAAGAAGGTTTCCAGATGTTCCATGCCAACCAGGTGTATATCATTCATCCTGCATACTAAGAGAAAATTAAACCCCGAAAAGGGGGGTATAACAACTCCCCTTTTCTTTAAATAAAAGGAGTAATTATGTTATTGAGAGATGGCGTATTAATCAAACCGAGTAAGAAATCTAAAAACCCCATCGAAGTCGTACTACACGACAAGTTTGAAGAACTAAAAGACAAGTGGCTGAAATCCGAAAGAGGATTTGTCGTCACCTACCCACCCAGGCTAATATCTGAGGATGTACGCAACAATCGTATGAACCAACCATCAGAACGTGGTATCAGATGCAAGGCTACAATCATTGAAAATTTCGGCACAGAAGAGGATGGCATACCCCATACATGGGTGTATTACACATCACAAAAAGTTGATGCCCAGACAAAGGAACCAATCTATATGCCCAGGAAAATATCTATCCTGCCAAAGAGTAATATTTTCCATGCCGACAAGATTGAGATTATATTCTGGTTATCATTTATCTCACCCCAGGCCGGGAAGGATTACATTGTCAGGGATGAGGCCGCTGAAGCCCGCCAGAGGTTGAATAATGAGGAACGCAAGTACACAATATACAAGTACCTGCTTGACCGGGATAATGCCATACCGTTTGAGGACATGAAAATTGTCGCCAAATACTTTGGCCTTCCACTTATTGACCAGAAAGACCCGACACAGGTGGCTATCGAACTACACTCGTATATTATTAACAAAATGGCAACCGAGGGAGACAAGGCTTATGACGACTTCATAAAATCCATGAAGATAAATGATGAGGTACGGTTAAGAGCCTTGGTAATGACGGCAATAGAATGTAATGCTGTCATACACCACACATCCGGAGTCCACCGCTACTGGGCACACAACAAGGGAGCCAACAAAACAGATATTGTTGCCGGCGACAAAATATGCGACATTAAAGACAATGCCGAAAACGATCTGTTTTTATACCTGAAATTTACCGGTGGTGTTGACCTGGAAATCATTAAGGAAAAAGTATTAAAATATTCCAACAAAATTGTAATCGAAGAATAACTATGGAAAAAATTTATTGTGGTTCGGCCAAGGAAAAAGAAGGCCGTTTCGGGAAATTCATTGTCGTTTCAGTATGCCTGACAGACCTCAGTGAAAATGACATACAGGAATACAAGTGGAAGGATAAACGTGGCAAGGAGTACATCAACATCATTGTCAGTCCTATGAAGAAGGTATCTGAATACGGATACACACACAGCGTTGTCCTGGACACGTACAAACCAAAACCAAAAGAAGAAGAAGAACCTATACCACCCCAGGCCGGCGGAGACGACTTACCATTCTGATATGGATATAAATAGCATTAAGTTAATGCCGAATAAAGTACTTGTTCGCATTGACAATATGAATGACACCACAAAGAGTGGCCTGTATGTTGACAAATCATACAACCCCGGCCAACACGCACCCGTAAAAGGCGTATTTATAAAATCAGGTAAACTGGTTTACACCAGAGATGCCCAGAGCAAAACTATGCCCTGGAAAGTACCTATGGAAGCACAGGAGGGTGACCAGGTATATTTCGACTACATGGCCGGACTTACTTCACTTGGACTCGATACAGCCGTCAACAAGGCTACATCGTACATAATAGATGGTGATTCCACATACATTATTATCTGGTACTGGGATTTACAGGTACGCATCCGGAATAAAGAGGTGTATCCGTTAAATGGATGGGTTCTAATTAAGCCTACAGAGGTTAAAATTGACACTACCCTGGATGTCCCAATTACGTTAAAAAATAGGGACAGTTATATCTGGGGAAATGTAGCCTATAAAGGCTGTATGATTGAGGAATACAAGTACGAACCCTGGGAGGGAGATCACTTTGACGTTGCCGTTGGTGATGGTGTGGTGTTGAGGAAAAACAGTTCTTTATATTTAAATGACACCATACACGGCACCGATGCTATTGATAAAATGTACCTTGTTCAGCGAAACCGAATAATGGCCGAATGGAAGGAATAGATAAGATGGCCGTTGATCAGATCACCGGCATATACTCACATCCCAAGCATACATTTCTCGTTTCTATACGGAAAGATGCTGATTTTGTGCGTGACAACTTTGACACCATAACTCCGGGAGAACTTGGGCAGATAGGTGAGCGGTTGTCTATAAATAATATCAACTTAGGAGCCTTAGTTTCCTCCCTTGGACTAATTGCCGATCAGTGTAAGCAGGATAATGGAGATGAAGAGGCGAGATTGTTCCTGGAACTTACGGAAATGACTGAGGCTAAACGAAAGATGTATATTCGCCAGCAACTTAAAGACAATAAACGCATCGAACTGTTGAATAAATATACATTTAATTACTACAGGAGTTTAAAATCAGACATTGACAGGCTGGTAAGCATGATACAGAGTAGGTTAAAGACACTCAACAACGAGTGGTCACAGAGCCGTGCACAGAGTTACGGTAATAATACTTAATATCCGTATTATTTAGTTTTTAATTTTCAGGTTCAACTTCTCCACGCAATTCGGCTAAATTATACTCCAGGTCATTAATTCGGTTATCTTGTTCGATTAAAATATTCTTAATTATCCAAAATAAACCATGCCCGCTGGCAAAATCTTTTAGAGATACACCTTTTATTTCTTTTAATCGGTGGATATGGGATTCTTTGTAAACAATATTGTGTAATTTAGTTGATGTTTCTGTTGCTGGATATTGTTTGTATGTAACTGTTGGATTACTACCATCAAGAGATACAGATGTGGATGTTGACCTTCCCGCAATGATGGTTCCTGAGTTCCGTTTTATACCGAAAATTTCTTCACTATTAACAAGCATTTCTGCTAATTCTTTTTGGGGTAGCTGCATATACCAGGCTATCCTTTCTTCCCGTGTTTGTTCTACAATTTGATGCATATTATTTTTTTTAATGATACAGTTCTTCAAAAGACACATTATTCTCGTCCATAAGTTCACCCAGTTTCTCCAATACCGGGTCATATGGCTTGTCGTGGTACTTAATTTCATCACGTAAATATTCAGTTATTCCCCAGAGGCATGACATCATATCTAAGGACTTCAATGCCCTCTTAATATCTTCCTCGTCATTTAGAATCAGTGTCATCATTATTCAAAAAGAATTTATTATGTCCCCATGTTATATTGTACAGCTTTCCATTTCTCTGCACAACTGTTTCCTTACTGGCCTTAACCACACGGATAACCTCATAGACATCTCCGCACCATGACTTAATGATCTGGCCGGGAATGTATTCCTTAATATCGAGGTATCCTTCTATTATAGCCATTGGTAAACGTCCCTATATTTTTCTACAATACCCTCATCAAAGGGTAATTGTAGTGTGGTATAGACAGAACCCTGTCGCCACTGGCCGCCGGTGGAGGTTTTAAACCCATTCTTATTAAGTTCATTGGCAATAGCCCACCCACTCTTTCCGGAGTTATGTAGTTCCATCATAAATGCACGGCTCTTGATCATTTCCGGATGGCACAGTCTCTTAATTGTCTTAGCCTCCCTGCTGGCAATAATAGCCCGTTCAAGACGTGCTCTGTCCTCACGAAATCCCCTCGGAGGCATATATGGCTTTCCGGTTTTAGTTCCCCTGAGTTTAACCACAGCAAGCCCGGCCTTGGTACGTTCAGAAATCCACTGGCGTTCCTGCTCGGCATTATTCACGTCATTTCTGATAGTATATTTATCTGCCCAGGGTCGGTTGCAGATAAAAAATTCGAGGTTGCCGGCAGATACCGCCTTCTCCAGAGACATAAGCAAGTCCATATCACGTATAGCACGGTCAATCTTGGCTATGCAAAGTACATAGCCGTTTTCAACACACATATTGAGTGCCTTGTAAAATTCAAACCGCTTGTTGCTCTTGCGTGTGGATTCGATCTCTCGAAATATTTTCACCAGGTTATCCCCGGCCTTAGCCTTAATAATAGCCTCCTGGCTTTCAAGTCCGGCACCACTGTCACCCTGTTTTTTTGTTGATACACGGATGTACCCTACATACTTCTTTTGATCTTCCATATTAGTTCGATAATCCCCAGTAGCAGTTATACACATGGAACGCTTGTTTGTCCATTAAAATATTGGACTTTATAGTGTCCAGGAACGCCTCACTACGGAGTAAATTCTTTATACCATAGCGTTGTTCAATATGTTTGTTTATTGCCACTGAGATTCTTTTGTATTTCTTATTGTGCATATTTACGATTTCCATGACTGCATTTGGATTCTCCTCCCGGCCACAGGCTTCCATCATATCATTGTATATACCGTCAAATATTGACATTATATACGTAAATGCACGATGAGGTTCGGCCTCAATCTTCTTAAACAACTCCTTATATTTTCTCATTAAAGTTCAATATGAGGGTTTTTGTATCAATGTCGTATGTGGCCGACACTATTCTGCGAGATTTGCCCAGTTGCAGGATAATATCATTCACCCTTGGAAATTCAAGTGTATCCGACTCTTCATTTATATAAGTAATGTCATATGATACTATACTTGGAACGGAATGTTTTACTTCGTATTCAACATATATATCACCACGACACGGATACGGTTCGCCATCCCGTACAAAACAATCATTTATGAACTCTTGGCTTAACATTTTTTCTTACAAATATAAGTTATTTGACCACAAATTCCAAGTTAATGTTTTTTAAATTGAACGCTATCCTCGTCAACGGGTTCGGAAAATGGCAGATATTCATTGCCGAAAACATATCCGTCACTCCACTTGACCTCGTACTTTGGTGGAATAAGGTAATCTGGATGGAAACAGAAGGCTCCCATGTCGTCCTGGATAAGTTCTACCCGGCATATCCACTTCTCGCCATTCTGCCAGCCGGCCACCAGGTCTTTCCAGTATATTTTCACATCATTTTTATCTCTTGACCCGATAAATGGATGTATCTCAAAACGTCCTGAGAGATAGTGTATGAAAAAAAAGTCGTGTTTCATCTCCGATAGCTGTATTTCATAATGAAACCTGTTCTCCTGCCTGTCCCACGCACGGAAATCAACGTGTGGGTTGTAGTTCTCTTTAGGCCGCTTCCATTTAAATACCATAGGTCTTTATTTTACAGAACAAAGATACGAAACTATATACAGTAATTCCAAATTTATTTTAAAATTTCTCAGTTTTGATTTTATTATTTAATTAGTTAATTTTGTACTTTATTCACACATCTAATTTACATTAACTGTTAAACAGTAAAACAAAATGAGTGCATCAAACTTACTAGAAGCAAAGAATGTTCTGTGTTTCTACAACAGCAACCGGGAGTACGAAGTTGCCGGTGCTGCTTTTATTCAGGAGTGCAAATCAACTGCCTCCACCGTTCTCGTGGACGTTTACGGCTCCGATGAAACTGCCGTTAATGCCTTGGTCGCTGCTGCTATAGCATCACCAAATCCAACGTCTTACGATTACGTATTTATTCTATGCGATACCCAGGCGGCCAGTGCCGGTGGTACAAGCAAAGTTTCTGAACCGAATTTATCAACCCTTTACACGGCACTGAAATCAACTTCTGCCGGGACATCTGTTGCAACAGGTACAGCACAGGCCGGTGGTGGTTTACAGATCACCCTTGCCGCTGCCGATGCCGCTGGAACAAATGCTTATGCAAGTTATTACATTGTAATTACTGGCGGTACTGATTCAGGAGACAAGAGGTATATCAGGTCAAATGACACCGCAACAAAGGTGGCTGTTACTGCAAAAGCATGGACGGCAACACCTGATGGCACATCCACGTATGCAATTTATAACGCATCCGCTTATATGTGCCTGTACTTTGCTGCTGATGCCTCTGGCAACCTCACCCATGACAGGGCGTGGAATAAAATTCACCCCAGTTGCTCCCAACCGTACTTAACCAACCTGTTCAGTGGCTACCTGCGCTTTTTAAACTCAGGAACAGCACAAAGTGGTTCAGCCGGTGCATACACCGCCGTTATTGCTGCTGCTGCAACGACAGGAGACAGATTCTACGCGCTTCATGCAACGAATGACACCTACAATAACAAGTATCTCTACACCGGTGCCGGAACTGCTAAGAAGTACTACTCACTGATTACTGACTATGTTGGTGGAACAAACACCGTCACCCTACAAACTGTCATTCCTACAGGTGGTTTCAGCAATGACTCTGTTTACCGTATAATTGACGATCTGAATGAGGTATATTATGACATGTGGGCAAGACTCGCCATTCGTGCCATGTACCGTGACCTGACAGATGCCGATACCATCACAGCATGGAAAGAGATCATCAACTACAACGACCAGGCCGATTACGAATATTGTCAGAATCAGGATACTCTTGATGCTGCCACAGCCGTTCTCGAACAAGGTGAAGCCATACATACTGCTTTCTACAGGGGTATGTCCGCACTTTAATCCTGCTTTTTATATCTTCCTGGGAGGGGTGAAATTCCCCTCCCTAACCTTGCGAGGTATTTCAGTGGTAGAAGGTGGGACTCATAATCCCATAGTCGGTGGTTCGATTCCACCCCTCGCTACAAATGTATGGAACCGGATAAATTAAAAGATTTCGATAAGTTATATTTTCCACTACATCGCCTGAAGCCGGGCGATGACCCATTTGAAAAAATACCCCAGTTAGGAATATACCCTGAGTTTAGATTGAAACTTATTGAGGAGGCAACACCACTGTCATCCATGATATTAAACAGAACTAGGGTCTTACAATTTGTCGCATATGTTTACGATATTAACTCCCCTTTAATAGAATTTAGCAAGATAATGGAACGCCGGGTACAGGCGGCAAAACTGGCCGAGTTCGGCAAAGACCCTAAAGCCAAGGATAATAAGTTCACCCGGCACTATGAGGATGTTATTCTCTATAAAAATAAAGCGGTAAACCAGATGGCACTCCGGTACTGCTTCGTACAAAAATCTCCCACCCATGCTATAGTCATGACATACATGGAACAGCTATTTGACGAGCTGTCATTATTAAAGATGACTGCCGAACCAAAAGACAGGGCGACCATACGTGGTAATATAGATGCCTACCGCAAAGGTATAGAGGAATCATCACTATATCTATTAAGTGGCGACAATGCCGAGGCTATGTATATCGAACTCATGGAGAATATTGAGAACGAACTGCTCAATCTTACCCCGGAGGATATTGCAATAAAGCTGGCGGCAAATAAACCACCTTTCCCAGACTACAACCCATATGAAGAGACTACAGGCACTTGAATATTATAAGAGTTCACCCCTTATAAAGCCGGATATTCTCATTACCTACAAGGATGCCGACACCCATTTTTACATTAATGACAATGACCCGGACTTAACCGCCCAGCGTATAAACCTGCCGGAACCTCCTGTATGGCATCTTATAGATGGATTTGGCGAACCCTGTGATGAACAATACTGGCGTATTCCACCGACACCAAAAAAGATACTCAAACTTATTGACAAACATACCTTTGCCGATGATGTGTGGAACGAACTGCAAGCCCGGCAGAAATATTATAAGGATGAGATATTATGGATAAAACGTCAATGGCATTACAGGCTATACGGATACTGGTTTTTTAATAACGGCAAGCCAACATTTCTGGATGGCTGGCATTACTGGTATTTAGCCGTTTACAACCTGGATATAGGTGCCGCCGAATACAGGGATAGGGACAGACGGTGGTTCCTCTTTGCCAGGGATTGTGCCACAACAACAAAAGCACCCGTATATTCCGAATGGGACGACAAGGGACGGCCAAAAAAAGTTGCTGTAGATGATAATGGAGACGTAAAACTTAAAGATTACGGCAGGTTGATATGTTATGGCTTCTGTTATCCCAAGCACAGGAGGGATGGTGCCACGCACAAGTCAATATCTGTAGGTCTGGAGATCGGCACCCGGTCTATAGCAGCTCTTATAGGGCTACAATCTTACACCTCTGCCAATGCCAAGACACAATTTTCCGATAAACTTGTTCCGGCCTTTCAGAAGATACCGTTTTACTTTAAGCCAATGGTGGATAGTTCTACCAATCCCAAGGAAAATATAAGCTGCAACGCCCCGGCAGAACGAAATAAGGACGGTAAGATTATCCTGTATAAAAAGAAGGAACTTAAAACAAAATTCGACTACGCCCAGACCTCTGACAAGTCTTATTATAACGGTAAAAAGCTAAAATACATACTGAGTGATGAAGAAGGAAACTGTTTTGGTAAGGATACGCCTATAAGAATGTATAATGGAGACGTTAAAATGGTTCAAGACATTCTTCCTGGCGATTTGCTTATGGGAGATGATTCAATAGAACGAAATGTATTATCTACCGTATGTGGACAGGACGATCTATATAAGATAATACCAAATAAAGGCGACCCTTGGGTGTGTAATAGTAATCATATTCTCGTATGTAAGATAAGTGATGAATCTCAATTTTATTCTTATAAATATAAAAAAGGACAAATAATAGAATTAACCGTATTAGATTATTTAAAATTGTCAAAATATCAAAAGCGTGGATTAGTATTATATAGTGTTGGGGTAGATTATCCTGAAAAACAACACATAATAGACCCATATTTGTATGGTTTATGGCTAGGAGATGGTGCTTCTGCTGAACCAGCCATAACTAATGTGGATAAAGAAGTAATAAATTACATTTATAACTACGCAAAAGAGGGTGGATATAAGGTGGTTATAAAAGAAGATGGAATAACTTATCGGTTATCGAAGAAAAGAACCGCTATATTTGATTGTTATGATAGAAATAATAATTTTATAAATCGGTATCATAGTAGAAAAGATGCTGCAACCAAACTTGGTTTAAATGAGAATCTTATATCAAATTATACAAAGTATGTTGGATACTATAAGGGATATAAATTTATTTCACATGGTCGCCAAATAAATTATATTCAAAGATTTTTAAGTAGTAATAATTTAATCCGTAATAAACACATAATAAAAGATTATTTAGTTGATAGTATAGACAATCGACTTAAATTATTGGCTGGCATAATAGACACGGATGGTCACAGATGTACCACTAAAAATAAATGCGTATACGAAATAACCCTAAAATTACCAATATTAGCTGAACAGGTAAAAGATTTGGCACTTAGTTGTGGGTTTGGTAGTACTATTCACGCAAAAATAGCCACTCTAAAAAGGCCAAACAAGCCAATTTATACTTGTCCCGTTTACCGAGTACGCATTTATGGATTTGATATGCACAGAATACATTGTCTCATTCCACGAAAAAAAATGCCAATTATTGAAAATAAAAACAAAAATTCCAGAAACCCTAAACACACTGGATTTCGTGTTGAATTAATGGGTGTTGGCAACTATTATGGTTTTATTATTGATGGAAATAGAAGGTTTTTATTGTCAGATTACACCGTTGTTCATAACACCAGGGAAAGTCAAGAGGACATATTTGACCGGTGGAATGTCGTCAAAGAATGTCAGTCAATAGGAGATGAGATTGTCGGTTTCAGCATCCACCCGACAACGGTAGAGGAGGCTAATGCCGTAACAATATCCAACTTCAGGCGTTTGTGTGAACAGTCCCGGTTTGAGCAGATCAACGAGCTTACCGGGCAGACAGCATCAGGACTAAGAACGCTTTTCATACCTGCCTATGACGGTATGAAGGGGTTTATAGACAAGCACGGACTGTCAGTTATAAGCAATCCGACTCCAGATCAGGCGGCCTTTATCAAAAAGAATTATGGTGCCAAAGATTTTATTTCATCCCAGAGACAGATATTGCTATCAAAAGGCACGCCGACAGCCATGAGGCAATATCACAGGTTTGTTGAACTCTTTCCAACAACATATGCCGAGTGCTTCCAAGGAGCCTCCACATCAATCGGATTTAACACAGTCAAGATAAATGACCAGTTAGCAGAATTATATCGCCTGACGGGTAAGGATAAGCCGATAAGGGGTAATTTCGAGTTTGAGGGAGGAGACCAAACCGGCAAAGTTGTGTTTAAAGAAAATCCCGATGGACGCTTTTTGCTTTCACACATGCCACCTGAAGAGATCAGGAGTAAGAGAGTTCTCAAAGATGGCATTTACTATCCCGCCTTTCCCGGAAAGTATGTGGCCGGTGGAGACCCCTTTGAGTTTTCAACAAAGACAGAGGCACAGCTACGTGAATCTCGTGAAAGAATGTCCGATGGTGGTGGTGCCGTACTTCGTCTAAGAGATATGAATATTGACCCGGACAACAAAGAGGTATCAGAATGGGAGACATATAATATCGTATGTACCTATCGTTACCGACCTGCCGGCAGTGAATATTCCTGGGACATGATAAAAATGTGTGTGTACTTTGGCTCTATGATGTACTTGGAGAACAATATCAAAACACTCTGGAGGGATTTTATTGAATTTGGCTTTGGTGGATATTTATTACACGACATTGATAATGTTACTGGAAAGATTGTTGAAAAACCCGGTTTCTGGGCAGGTGCCGCCGCCAACCAGGACAGGTTTAATTCTGTGCGTGATTATATCGAATATCACAGCGCCCGGATAAAGCATGATGACTTTTTAGAAGAGTGTAAGAGAATGAGGGGTATTGAGTATTTAAAGGACTGTGACCTGGTATCAGCAGTATCGGCAGCACTACTGGGAGCCAAGTCTGCTTATAACAGATACATGCAACAAATGACCGCACCAAACGATAATAGTTATGACTTCTCATCCTTTTACAAAAAGAAATAAGTTCCACGCCAAACGGACGGAATTTAATGGACGTATTTATGACTCTAAGAAGGAAGCTAACTATGCGGCACAACTTGAACTGCTTAAACGAGGCAAGGTTATTACGGAATACATTTGCCAGCCTAGGTATGACATAATAATAAATGACATTAACTGTGGATTTTATAAGGCAGATTTCCTCATAACTTTTGCCGATGGACATACGGAGGTCTGGGATGTTAAGGGAATGAAGTCCGGTTCCGCTTATGCTATGTTTCGGATTAAAAAAAAGATCGTTGAAGCCCTGTATCAAATAACCATTATTGAGAAGTAATTTTAATTAGACTAAATAACACTACATTGCTGATATTCACGCAACTATATTTAGAAGGTGACTATACCAACTAGTTAGCAGTAATGCCTCTAAAACGTAATCAATGGCACTGTGAATGTCGTAACCTTGCCACAAGAAGGGCAGGTGTATTCATAAGTTCCTGCTGTTAAATAAATGTGCATCGGTGGATTATGTTCAGGATGTAGGCAAGGTTGCTCTGCATCTTTAATTTTACGAAGTCCACCTTTGGCACTACTGCTAACATTGTGTAAATTCAATGCCTGTGCAGTGCTTTGTTGATAATTTTCTACTTGATTTTTCATTTTATTTTCAATTTAAAGTTTGTACTAATTTTACGGCACTGAAATTTACACAAGTACCGTTAGCCACCATTACGTCTAATTGAGTTTACTACCTCCGCCAGCCTACTCTTTGCCGCCAAGTATGCACCCGGATAATCCCATTTTTCAATAGTAGGATATTTGCAAAGCAGATGAAAAACATACGCCAGCGAACTGTCCCGTATTTCCTCTTCGCTTTTCTTGGTGACACCACGAACATACATCTCCCGGCCATGTTTGTCATGACCTCCCGGCATGATCATATCGGAATCAATTAGCTTTTTGAGAAACGGAACCTTAACCGTTTCTCGGTAATTTACTCCCAGGGCAAAATAAGTATTAAACCCTTCTTTCAGGATATAACACCAGGGATGCGCCAAAAACCGTGCTTCACGGCTTATGGTTGTGATCGGAACAAACTGTTTCATGAGTAGAAGTCATTAAGTTCTTCCTGACTCATTGTCTGCAATTCCTTTGCCTCCTGAATTTCCTTCATGGCGCATGACATGGCGGTAATATCATGCTTGGAAAACTCAACTAGGGCAAAATTATCATCATGTTTCACGTACATTTTTATCCCATCAATGGATACCTCTGACTGATAAACTCCCGGAGACACCTCACATTCCCGGCCATCTGTTTTTACAGGCACCTTGGAATATTCCACAATAAATTCTTTTATTTTCTGGTTATGCCAAAATTCAAATACTTCCAGTTTCATAGCTTTGTTATTTATGCTTTTCGTAAATAGTGACCGTGTTTGCTGCTGCCCTTCTCTTCATCAGGCGTTTTCTTTCCATTTTCTGCACCCAGCCAGGGAATTTCTCAGGGCTACCTGTATAGGTCTCCATATACTTTTTTATCCGGTGGTATGGCACCCCTGTTTCGATTGAGTAAGCCCGGCAAAATTCTATTGCCCGGTTTTCTCCCTCAATCGTTTTTTTTGCCTGTAGCTGAAACATCTTGTATAAGATGTCTGATTTTGTGATTGTTTTTTTCATATTGCAGTGAATTTTTTGTTTTTAAGAATGTACCATGTATCGGGCAGAAGTTTTTTACCATCAATGATGGCCGATTTTACACAGATACATTTTGAATCGTTGTCATATTCTGCCAGTGTTATCCAGGTGCCGATAATGCCTTTAATTTTGGATTTTTCACCAATTGCGGCAGCGACATTATTTTCTCCTGTTGCAATTATTTCAGAATCATAACCACAAGAACACTGCTGCGAGTCGTCTCCTGACTGTGACTGCTTCGAGCGGTATCCTGACTGTGACTGCTTCGAGCGGTATCCTGACTGTGACTGCTTCGAGTGGTCTCCTGACTGTGACTGCTGCGAGCGGTCTCCTGACTGTGACTGCTGCGAGTCGTCTCCTGACTGTGACTGCTGCGAGCGGTATCCTGACTGTGACTGCTTCGAGGCGTATCCTGACTGTGACTGCTTCGAGCGGTATCCTGACTGTGACTGCTTCGAGTGGTCTCCTGACTGTGACTGCTGCGAGCGGTCTCCTGACTGTGACTGCTGCGAGTCGTCTCCTGACTGTGACTGCTGCGAGTCGTCTCCTGACTGTGACTGCTGCGAGCGGTATCCTGACTGTGACTGCTTCGAGGCGTATCCTGACTGTGACTGCTGCGAGTCGTCTCCTGACTGCTTTTCTTCACATTCTTTTATTAAGAAATCTACACAAATGAGGTTAAATTCTTTTTCCGACAATTCCTTTACAATCAGAATAAATTCGCTAGACACCTTACTATCATCATTGTTTTTGTCAGTCTTGCCCCATACCTCACATTCACAAAATCGTGTTTCGATTAGTGGGTAATAACTCAGGCAGTCAAAGGGATTTATGCATGAATGAAAACCGGATGAACATATTTCCACCTTTCCTTTATGCTTGTATTCTTTTCCAATTTCGTATTGGAAATCACGGCATTTAAGCTCTTTGTCAAATGCTTTGTACGTTTTGATTTTTTCCATAATATTTATTTTAACAAATTTAGTGTTTTAAAATACTCTTTGCAAATTTATTTATTTTTGACCGGATAATATCTCATTGATTTCTCCCAGGGCTTTTTGAAGGAATTTTTTATCGAAATTGGCCTCCAAAACAATATCCTTGTATAATACTTTGTGTATCAATACCCTTGCCCGGTCAATGCGCTTTTCGAGTCTGTGTGTTTTTGATTTAGGCTCCTTGTTTTCAAGTGCTAACAAATAGCTCATTTTAATAGCCTGAGCAGATTTGTTTATCATTTTTGATACATAGTTTTGATATTCTATTTCGTTCATGACTTCGGTATTTTAAATGCCTCCTTAAAATTTTTTACGATATAGTACAGGACAATAATAACGGCAAACACCATCATTATTTTAAATGCTGGCCGGTAAAATATGCCGGTCACCATGCATCCGGCCATAATAACCAGGCAAACGAAGGGTATGTCAGATTTTTTCATATGTTTGTGTGTTTTAAATTTGACTGCCTGAATAAATTGGAATATCTTTGTCTGATATGCTGCTATGCCTTTCGAGAAATTCAGACAATGGCATTATATAACAGGTGGCGGCATCATATTCTAACCCGGTATTATCACCCCGGCCATGATTAATCCTGTCATTGCGATCATCATACAATTCATATTTCCTTTCCATTATCCATTTTTTAGCCTCCTTTTTGTTCTCAAAATAGAGGGCAGACCATTTTGGAGCCGGGGCATTGTTATTATGTACCTTAGCATGTCCCATTAAGGTTACAAGTGAGGTGTACTGATAATTTGTAGGCACCTCGCAATAAATAATACTTTTCATTTGTTTTTTATTTAATTATTGTTAATTCGTTAATTTCCCTTTTCAAATCTCTTATGATCAGCAGGGTAATGATCAGAGTATTTAAAAGTATTCCAGATAATGTGATTAGTACTGCCATAATATTATACTTTAACTTCTTTAAGCCTCCAATTTTGATATTTGTTTGCACTCGTTACCCCTGGCCTTATATCCTTGCTTAATTGTTTTAATATTTCAGTAGCAAGTTTTTTACTAACTGGGAGTGTGAAAGCTACTAATTCAATTCTGTCTGCTACTACTATGTATTTTATTCTTTTCATTTGTGTTTGATTGTTATTGTTTTACATTCATTCCTATATTTCAGGATTAACTTTTTTAGTTCATGGCTGCCAATATTGACAGGCAAAATACTGATTAACTTCTTCTGCCTGTCTGACAATTCGCCGGGTGAAGTTACTATGACCATAATTGACCTTCTTCAGTGAATAAGTATTCGTTTGATTCGCATGTTTCGGCATAACATTCCTCGCTGTAATTGTATTCACAGTCTTTTTTTACATCAATTTCCCATTCTGAAATCCCGGCATGGATAATGTCGCTTATGCCTGTGGTGCCTGAGTAATATTCTTTTCTAGCTCCATCGCCTAATGATTCATCGAAACATACGCCGGTAAACATACAGGAGCCAAGACCCTTTAATGTTTCCGGGTCATATTTCCCCATTCCTTCAATATATCCCTTCAATTCGTCATATGTTTTTTCCTGCATATATTCGGGAATATCAATTTTATAACTGTTCCGGTGTGGTTCCAGGAAATCCAATGACCAGTCAATTAATTCACAATTGAAATGTTCCAGGAATTTTTTCAAGCTACCCATTGCCTCGTCTCCCCAAAAATATTCTGAATCACCGTTATAATCAGATAATGCTTTTTGTTTTGCCTCGTCTGATAATTCGTTAAACGAATAAAGTTTTAATTCAACGATTTTCATGATAATAATATTTATTGTGTTATTTAAAATTTAGTTTCGCTTTTCAAATATGTTTAATTCAGGCTTACAAGTTTATAAATACCTGATTTAATCTTTTGTTCAGTCTCTTTTTTAGACTCGCTTAAAAAGATGTTCCGGTATTTTCCCGTTGTTTTGGAACTATTCCATAAATGCTTGTCAAGCATTATTTGATAAGGTAATGATTAAGGGAGCATCTGATAAATATAATTTTCTGGTCATATTATCATCTAAATATCTTACTGACATAATTTTTTGACCAGTTAATGCATCATTCGCCCCTTTTGTTTTAAACATTGATTTGATATTCATGACATTATATTTAAATATTTGTGTTAAACGTCCTGTTTGCCTTCATTATCTCATTCATAATATACCAAAGATAATACATTTATCCAGCCAATGCAAGCAAATCACCAAATTTATTTTAAAATAAACATTCAAAAATTATATCGTTTGGCACTATATTTGTTCACGCACAAAATTAGTTGACACTATCAACTATTAAATAAAATAACATATATTATATTAGCATTGTATTATATATCAATACAATACATAAACAGCCTGCTTAATTACTTATCTATTTAATATTACTATATATCGTTGTATGCTATATAGTTATGAAATGATTTTTTACTAAATGTTAGAAATTTCTAACATATCATTTATTTATTATAATTATATTGCCTCTGTATGTTATTGTCATTCATGCTACTATATTTAGAATGATTCTAAATAAGACAGAATGAATTGAATATCAAGCAACTAATTTTAATTGAATGAACGTCGTGTATGCAGATTATTTGCTTTTAATTAATTGATAATCAGGGAGTTACTTTTATATGTTTGGTATCTCATCATAACTTATTGATTTACATGCCGGTGGGGTTAGCAAATTTGGATTTTTATTTTGAACCTCGGCTGATATATGTACCTATGATTTCGTGTACAAAACCGAGCGGTATAAAATAGCTAAAAAAATCACAGCTCGGTTTGAGTCAAAAAATATGTGTTTAGAGTGTTTAAATGCGGTTCGTTCACCGGTGGGGTAATGGGTTAGTAATTTCATTTAATTAGTATAAAGTCAAGTTTATGGGGTTAAAAACCTGACAAAATGGGGGTAAAATAATGCGATCAGCACCGGTTTGTGGTACCTATGGAGCGTGTTCACTCCTGGGCGGTGTTCGTTTAAAGCGAACATGGATAAATAATGAACAGATATGAGCGATTTTAAGACGATCTACGGGGCGATGATATGAACTGTGCTAAGAAGTACCACTCAGGGGTGCGATGTCGTGGCGTACAGGACGTGGTAAAGCGAGATAGGAGGATTAATCAGGACACGGTACCCGGATTCGTCTGGATATACCAGACACCGTCTGATGAATTGGTTGCGAACATGGTCATAAAACGTAGTATATTGCCACCGTAATGCAGACGAGGGTAAGTGGTGCCCATGAAATTGAAAATAAATTTGGAAATAGGATATGGGTATTGTAAATTTGCGTAAAAAAGCTATGAAAGATTTTAATTTAGAAGAATGCATTGCAGGAAAGCCGGTAGTAACTCGTGACGGGCGTCCGTATAAGTTCGGGGCTTATAGCCCGGATGTGCCAAAATGGAAACTAGCGGGGTGGATAAACGGACAAGTATTTTCACACACAGCAGAAGGTAAGTGGGATGATGGAAGAAAAAATGATTCCGATCTCATCATGGCCTCCTGCAAGAAGGAGGGGTGGATAAATATTTATACTGACCCCCTTTCAAACCCTTATTATGGAATTATACATCCAAACGAACACATAGCTCAAATACAGGGGAATAAAGTTGGTCATTTAGTAGCCACCATCCATATCGAATGGGAGGAATAAATTAGAACCAAAAAGCCGCAAAGATGAATAAGCGAATTGAGTTAAGAAATAGAGTTTATGCAAAATACGGTGGTAGGTGTGCATATTGTGGGAGGGAAATAAAATATAAAGATATGCAAATTGATCATGAAACAAGCAAGGCTCATGCAAAGTATTACATAAATTTATTCAAACAAGAACAACAATTTAACCCTGACAGCTTCGACAACCTTCAGCCAAGTTGTAGGAGTTGCAACCACTACAAGCGTGATAGGGATTTAGAAGGGTTTAGAGATTTAATAACAACGGTTCATAAAAGAATAGCGAAATTATATATAGTGAATGTTGGTATAAATTTCGATATAGTAAAAATAAAGCCGTTTGAGGGAAAATTCTATTTTGAAACATTAAACCGCAAAGGAAATACTTTTACGGTTTAAGCCGGCGTAGTTGGTGTAGCTTCCTGTTTAGTCATGGCATCGGCGGTTAGCTGTCGTATAAATTCAGCGGGAGCGGTGATTTTCTCATCAATTATAGCCTGGACGACATAGAGGCGTATAGCCTCATCTGTTTCGTTTTTCTTTCGCATAATATCCACCTGGAGTTTCATCTGCTCCAGGGCACCGGCAAACTGCATTTTCTTCTGTTCGGTCTCCTGGGCGAGTTTGTTGTTGAGGGTATTGGCGTCATTGGCTCTCCTTATTTCTCTTTCAAAGAACTGGTTTTCACGTATGGCCAACATCTGCTGGGCTTTCTTGACACCTCCGGGGAGATTCATCATGCGTTTTATAAAGAAGTAGTCAGCCGTTGTTATGGATGGTTTGCCGTCTCTGCCCGACATAACGGCCTTCTGTAGCATCATCTCTATCTCGTCACGCTCCTTCTGTGATGGACGTTCCTGGATAACAATGCCAATATCAATAGGGGTTTTGTTTTTATTGAAGAGTGTTGTTAAGATACTTACACCTGTCTGTCCTATTACAGCTTCATAGCCATAATCTTTTCCCCTGTTTGTGGCGGCGAGTACCTGTCCACGTAAGGCCATATTAAGTGCTGTATCTTTTTTTATAATACAAAAAGCGTTATATATGGGTCTTAATACGTTATTTGTTGCCGAGGCCAGTATCTGGTTTATGCCTACTGCCTGGGACTGTGGGTTGCCAGCAGTCACCAGGGCACTTAGGCCGGTTAAATCTTCGAGCATAAGTCTGTGGCTCTCAAATATTTTGTGGAACTCTTCGAGAAAGTTTCCTATACCGCCCTCTACTTCGATAAACGGTGGTGATTGCTTCTGCTCAAACGTATATGGGTTATGTGTGCGGTATTTTAAAACCATGTCTGAGTTGCCTATATTCCGGATGGTGAGAATATCTGCCGGTGAAGCCTTTAGTTCTTTTGCTGTGGCAACAACGGTGTCGTAATCGAATATAAGTTTTTTATTCGGTGCTGCTGCTAAAGCATTTTGTAGCTTTAAAAAAGCCATCTGCATCTGGTCTGCCGGCTGCATGCTCATCTCACATAAACTCTGTCCGCTCAGTTCGTACTTGTGGAATGGTAGGCGTGAGTTGTTCTTGCTCCTGATCTGGTCGGGCATGATTCCGCTGCCAAATATATAGTTGGTGCCGATAATCCACTGGCACTGGTGAACCATCCAGTGTGAGGTGCTCTTGTTTTTTACCTTCTTGAAGTACTTGTCGCCCTTCTTCTGTATCTTGCCACGATCAACCTCCTGGGGACGAACTTTGTCGGCGTTTATTTCTACAGATATGCTTTCGGACTCCTCAGACTTCCAGTTTATCCTTAGTACCGGGACAAACATGTTGTCATAATTCGTGCTGTTGTTCAGGTAGTATGAGGCCGGGCTGTTCAGATTTAAGTTCTCGTTTCCGAATTGGTTGTTGAATGTTCCGGCCAGACCGTGTATTAACTCCTCATCCCATCCGGTCTCCTTGCGTAAATCTGCTATGGTATAAGTGTCCATATATCCGGCAAAGGTGGAGTTTTTGTATGACCGGCTCTCACCGTCTGTCTGTATAATCAGTTTGGCTACATCAATATAGCGTTCTCTTACCCTCTGGGTGTCGGTGTCAACATAGTCCATAGTGGCGGCCATATTTAGGTCGAATAAATCTCCCCACAGCCGGTCATTGAGTTCCCGGTCATCACTCTGGGCAAATCCATCACGTATAATCTCTTGCAGGGCAATCTCTGATTCCAGCTTATCGCTGTGCATCTCCCAGTAAGCCTCGAACTCCTCCCTGTTGTCGGGGGTAAACTCCTGGGTTTCTTTTTTCATGCCCAGGACTTCATCAACAAGACCGAGTTCCTTGGCAAATGTTTTCTCAAACCAGGCACGTTCTTTTTTTTGCATACGCTCCAGCTCACTGCCCTCGTCTGTGGCGTCAACGCTTATGTCGTGCTCGATCTGTCCCATGAGTCCAATAAAGGCGTTCCTGTATTTGGGTATAATAGGGAGGATGGACTCGTTTATGTTCATATACCCCTTTATAGAGGTGTCGTCAACCGTTCCCGCCGTGCTGGACTTTAGGGGGTCGGTGGGGTTCATACGTGATATGTATGGAGAAATTGACTGCCGGCCAGCTCCGTATAACCGGAGGTTGTTCAGGGTATCCTTAAAAGCATATATGCCATTTGACTGACGTATGCCATAACTATAAATAAACTTGCTCCAGTTAAGGTACCATGCGTCATCATGGGGAACGGTATCCTTGGGCATGGGGAAAATGGAGTCACTAAAGGACTTGTTAAGATAAATCATGCTCTGATTCTTTTATTCTGCAAATTTACTGAATAATGTTATGTTTTCAAAGTTGAGAAAATTTTAAAATAAATTTGGATAAGGGTAATTGATATATTAACTTTGTGCTGTAAATTAAGTCTATGAACTTCATAATTAAATACGAATGTCGGGACAGGGACGGGGTTGTTATCAAGTCCGGAAAGATGCGTGTGAAGAACAAATCAAACTCCTTCGAGGCCAAGTGTGGACTGGAGAAGTATCTGAAGGGCAAACACAAGAATTTTTACTGCCTGGTCGTAAAAGAGTGTGTTGAGGATAACATAATAAACTCGATGTTTGGTGATATATTTAGTTCAAACCCGTTTAATTTCAAATAACTATGGCACAAACTTATGCATTTCCCGGTATGTCTGAAGACTTTAGCCTTTATGACAGAAATTTAGCCGATGAATCACGTTTATTACATAATTCAGGCATGCTTTTGATAGACTACTTCGCCGGGCAGTGTGCTTGCGGACTATTATGCGACCCCAATTATCTTAAAACACCTCCTGCATTATTTGCGGCAGACTGTTATACATTTGCAAAGGCCATGATGGAAGAGCGGAAAAAACATTTAAAATAAACATTATGGCCTTAATGTCGAGCAACGTAAATGATGAAATATTATCTCTTCTGGCTCAGTCCGGAATGGAAATAACACCTGGTGAGGATATATCGTATGATCTGGTGGAGTATTTTTTGTATGGCAAGTGCATATACATCGAAACTATTCCCACGTATGATACGTATGATGGCAAGATTGGGTGGTATGTAGAAGTCCATGATTGTAGGGGTGCATTACAAGTAATATATTGCCAATCTAGTGGCGATGAATGGTTTGACAGGATTCCGAAGCGGCAGAAATATTTCGATACGAAGTTATTCATCACCCATGACGCCATCGTCCAGGGGTTAAAACTTTTAATAGGGGAGGGAAAATGATAAAAGACGAAGAGAAATACAGGGATGATTTATTTTGGGATGATCATTTTTTGATGGCAAAAAAGACTATAAGGAATTTTATTGCTGCTGGAGAAATTTATGATGTGCGCAATGCACATGAGAAATATGTTGAAGTTATGTTACCCACCAATATTGCGCCGGTTAATATTCCCCTGCTCCAGATTGACATTCTTTTTGATGTTATTGAGGCGGTAGAGGAACAGGACACGGAACCGGACAAGTTCGCCGACATAACCGATGAAGAGCTGATTGAAGAACTAAAGAGGAGGGGTTACGCTGGGCATATTGAGAAGAAAATAATAATTTAAAATAAACTATATGCCAAAAATCAAAATGGTAACAACCACAAGCGGTGAAATAGTGGCTTATTTCGGAAAGCCTATAACTATTGAGGACTATAAAGCCTTGAAAAAAGATGTTGAAAAATATAATAAAGCAATTGGAAGAAATAAATTAACCAATAAAAAGTAAAATTATGAAATACGAAAAAAACATTGCAAACACTTTGATACACTTACAAAGCAAGTATATTGAGCATCTTGAAAAAATGGCTGATGATAAGTCGGTGTTTTTGCAATTACACGGCAACGGATACAAGGATGAGGATTGCGAACAGTGCAAGAAATATCAGGTTGAAATCAAAAAACTAACAGAGATATGAAACTAGGTAAAATTATCGTAATATTATTGATTGCAATAAATATCGCATTTGTACTAGTGAATGTAAATAAGTGTCCTGCTTTAGCAATATCAAGTGCTTTTGGGTGGTCGCTTGTTCTTGTATTATTGATTATTTCTTATGTTTATGAAGAAGAGTAAAATAAAAAGCTATGATAACACATACAACTGACGGAAAGATAATATACACATATTCAACAGGAGATAAAACAGGCGATGTCGGAAGTGTTGTTTTGTATATTTACCAATATGAAGAAAGATAAAACTCAATAAAATGAAACTATACACAGAAAAAGAAGATGAAATATATGCGCAGGAATACCGCAATGCAATTCCCACCGGGATCGAGTTGCCGGATGATGAAGAAATTGAAATGTATGGACTTGACAACATACTTGATTCAGACTCAGAGGAAGGGTTTGAAAAAGTACGGATATTTCAGTTAGGAGCAAGCTTTGTAATTAACCGCATAAAAGAACAATTATGAGCAATGATGAAATAATGCAAAAGCATCCATATTTTCCAATGGATAATGGTGATGGAACAGCAGACATGTGTTATAATCATAGGGATGTAGAAATGATGCTGGACGAAGCCCGGAAGGACGAGGCTGCAAAATTCTTAACGTGGCTAGTTCTTAATCAGTTCGATTGGGTGTATGAGAATGGGGACTATCACTTTCAGATAAGCGGTGAGCCCGCAAAATTTGAAGAAGTTTATAATCAATTCAAGGAGGAAACGAAATGAACTGGACAGACAAAAAACCGCAAGCAGACCATGAGTTTTTAGTTATTGCAGCAACATATTGGAATGTTGTTGATGTTAAAATAGAGCCATATTGGGAATATACCTTCTGGGAAGTGCGTAAAATAGAAGATTATTACAGTCTACTTAATGCTGATGGTGAGGAGTGGGGAGCTTATGATGACTTGGCTGCTGATAAGTATTTGGTAATTGAACCTTTAAAATAAACGAAATGAACTACCTACAAAAAGAATTTGAGGCCACAGGTCATGCCGCATGGATAAATTCTGACATATATCCAGATGGAAAGATATATACAAAGGAATATACAGAGTGGCTTGAAGGTCTGGTTATGGAGTCAAGGCAAAATAAGCAGGCACATAGGTTTCCATGTCCCAAATGGGATACCTGTAATAACTCAGGCAAAAACCAGTATTGTGATTTTGACACGTTTACAGAAATTGATTGTTATAAATCTAAACAAGAACCGGAATGAAAAAACTAATCTACTTACTTCTGATACTTACAGCCTGCACCCCGCAAAAGAAATGAAACTCACGCAAAACATAGAGAAACCAGACGGGGAGATGCTCAGTGTAGAATTTGAGGCGTTTCCTAAAATGGAAAGTGACGGCATTGGCTGGACTGAGGCGTGGGGAATACGTCAATACGATGAAGGACAAACATACGCATCCCTGGAAAGAAATGGCGACCCGACCTGGGATAAGGCGAAATACTCTGATGAGGAGAATAAGCTGATCGAAGAATTTTCAAATGGATTTGGGTGGGGGGGATTATGTGAGCGATTTTGCAATGAATATAAGGAAGGAACAGAATAATTAAAATCAAATTTATGAAACAGAAAATCACAGACATTGTGCTTCTGCCGTTCCGGATAGTAGCGTGTTTTTTCGTTATTATGGTGCTCGAAATAATGCTGTTAATTGTAAGCACGTCTGACAGAAACAGGCGTGAATACTGGGACTCGCATGTTGACTAAAACAATTTTAAAATAATAATATGAAACCACGAGATTTTATTTTTTGGCTACAAGGAGTGTTAAGCTCCACATTTATTGACACAGCGATTCCAGAAATGGATATGCTGATCAAACTTATCACTGAGAAGATGAAGGAGGTGGAATGGTCAGAACCGGTTAATCCAATAATTCCCGCATATCCTGATAGTCCGACAATTCCTAAACCATATTGGCCGGGTATAGTAACAATGTACGGATGCCGAACGGCAGATTATAAGCCACTGCCACCAACCGAAACCTCTAGCGCATCGAGTTATACGGATAAAAAGGACTGACCCCGAAAAGAAAATTTAAAATAAATTTGGATAAGGGTGGGTCTTATTATTAACTTTGTTCAAAAAAATAATGAAAACTCCGTTTCAAAAAGTACGCACACTGTTTCACGCCAGACCAAAAAAGGTTGTTGAAACCCCTCCCGTTCCCAATCAGGAACACAAAGAGGAAAACCCAGAATACCTTACCAAATATCCGGTAGCACATAAAACAGAGTCGAGAAAAACAGGCTCATGGGTGTATTATAAAGACATGAAACTCCGTGCCTGGAATAACAAAATCCGGCGAAACAGGAAGAACGCCAAGGCATCTCGTTTAATGAGAAAATTTAATAAACAAGCGGCATGAATAAAGTAGTTGAAGTTCACGACAAGACGATCTGGGTAATGGAATTGGGTTACCTGCCGAAGTGGAAACTGAGAATTTGCCGGTTGTTGAAAATTGAACCGGAGAAAAGATATGGTGCCACGCTCAAATTCATACCCAAAGATCGCTGCCTATATCTCAATGATGTCTTTATGACCCAGGACGGTACGAAGTTCGAGGTGTTAAGTGTTGACCGTGAAAATTATGTCCGGGCAAATTCTGTTGATGTGGTGAATTATAAGCCAGCCATAACAGATCGTGTTTGGATTTTGTTTAACCCGTATAAAGTTTAAAATCATGCCAAGAGATTATTCACCGTCATCATCATATGTTTCACCGTCAACACCATATATTACGCAAGTGTATTATGGGTATAAAGTAGAGAAAGTTATGAAACGTATTTTTCCATATTTACTGGCGGCTGTATTTGTTATAATAACAATAGTATATAAATCCTGGAATGAAGAGTTGGGAAAACGAATTGCGGTATATGAAAAAATAAAGACGATTCCGGTAGCATACGTCTGGAGGATAGACTATGACCCGGTGTCGCAAAAGACCACCTTTATCTGCCGGCCAACGGATTCAGCCTCCATGTGGAAGTACGAGTTTCCCCTTATAGCACCCAGGACATTATTCATTGCCGGAGACACCCTTAAAGTAGTCGTAAGTCGGTAGCAGTATGGGTTTGCCAAAATCTTTGCAAAACAAAAACTACCGTTGTGGGTGGGTAAATATATACCGAAATGGTGACTTTTTTTATACCGGCAGGACGATATACCCGACCCGGAAAGAGGCCGGTAAGGTGGTGAACGAAATTTACTATTTCGCCACAGTGAAGGTGACCATCCCGGAAAATCCAGATCGGGTTCCGGTACAAAACTCCTTGGTTGTTTATGACCCGAATTTACTTGAAAAATACATAAAAGGAAATGAAAGAAATTATTAAAGTTGCAGAGGGGGAAATAGGATATAAAGAATATCCTCCCAACTCAAACAAAACAAAGTATGGCGAATGGTTTGGCCTTGATGGTCTCCCCTGGTGTGGGATATTCGTATCATGGGTTTATGACCAGTCCGGTTACCCATTGGGTAATATTGGTTACACAAAAGGTTTTGCTGGGGTATATACAGCCCTGCAATACTTCAAAAAGAAAAAGTGGATTACCGATGATCCTGTTCCGGGAGATATTGTTTTCTTCGACTGGCAGGGAGATGGTAAATTCGACCATGTTGGTATATACCAGGAACAAAGAGATGACTACACCTTTTATTCCATCGAGGGAAATACGAGTATGAACAACCAGAGCAATGGAGGTGAGGTAATGCTGAGAATCAGGAAATACAAAAACACAATATTTGTTCATCCCGAAATTGTGTTTACCGATCCAAGATTAAATACGGTAAAAGTGTAATATTACCTGGACTTGTTGCAAGGCGCAAGGCTGAAAGGGAATTATTTGAAACCATTTAAAAAACAAATATTATGGCAAATTTCGTGAAATGTGAAGATTTAATCGTTAATCTTGATCAGGTAAAAAACATCGAGACCTGGGAAAGCGTCATCCAGTTCGCTGGCGTTGATGGCAATAACAATGCCGTCAAATTTAAGACAGAAGAGGAAACCCACAAACAGTTTGACCGCATCTGGAACGACATCAGGGGACTGGGGATAGCATAACCAGCCGGGTCAGTTTGGAAAACGAAAAAGCATTGTGTAAATTTGTAGTCTTATTCAGATTTACCTTATGTTAAATCAATCTAAAAAGAACCCCGAAAACGGACACACATCCTTGCATAAGGTAGGTCTGAATAACCCGTCTGTGAGTAGGGGTTTTAATATTTCATGTCATGAAAAAAGAATTTGCCAAACAATATAATCACCCAGAATGGCAAAAAATAAGACTGAAGGTTTTAGAACGAGATGAATTTACCTGTCAGTATTGTGGGTCAAAAACAAACACATTGCATGTGCACCATAATTATTATTCACCCAATAAAAATGTATGGGAATATCCTATTGAAAGTTTAATAACATTATGTAGTGATTGTCATGAAGATTATAGTATTTCTTGTAAGGAGTATGAAAAAAAAATAATTGAGAGTTTGTATAATAATGGAGTGTGCTTACACACATTGGATATATATACTTACTGGATAGAAAACAACAAAATAAACTTCAAGGAGGCATTAAATTTTATGATAGATAATCAGAAATAATATGGAAGGGTATATATATTTACACAGAACCCTTCTGGATTCAAATATATTTGCCTCTGAAAAGGGGTTGAAAATTTGGATATGGCTTCTATTAAAGGCAAATTATAAACAAAAGACTGTTGGTGTTAAAATAGGTCAGGGTCAAAGCATAGTAAATCTAAACAGGGGGCAATTATTATTTGGTAGACATTCTGCTGAGGCGCAAACAGGCATAGATGGTAGCACAATTTATAAGTGGTTGAAAAAATTAGAAAAGTTAGAAATGATAAAAATAAATAGTAACAGCCACTACACAACCGTAACTATTTGTAAATATGACGAATATCAGCAAAACGCTGTTTTAGAAGTAGCAACCAAAGAACAGCCAAGTAGCAGCCAAGTAACAGCTGAGGAACAGCTGCGTAACACAAACAATAAAGATAATAAAGGAAATAAAGAAAAGAATATATTTATTATACCATCAGTTGAAGAAATAAATAATTACCTTAAAGAACAAAACATAACTTCATTTACTGGGCAATATTTTTATGACTATTATGAAACAAGGGGGTGGATGGTAGGTAAAACAAAAATGAAGAAATGGAAGGCGGCGGTTAGAACATGGAAAAATAATACGGCACAAAAATCTCCAGAAGTACGGTTGTTTAAAGTCCGGGCAATAACCGGAGGTGAAAAGATTGAAAAGTCCTGGGATGAAATTAAAGACAAACTTCATTATTGGCAATTATATCATCCAAACGGAGCAAATATGTTACCAGAGGAAATTGAACGTCTTAAACAGGAAATGAATGAAAATCGCTAAGTTTAATATACATGGATTCGATCTTTACGGAAAAACATCCGGGAGTGTGAAAACCAAGTGTGTCTTTTGTCATGATTACAGAAAGCATAAAAACGATTTGAGTTTATCTGTTGATATTGATAAAGGAGTTTTTAAATGTCATAATTGCAAAATATCAGGAACCTTAAACGAAATTGAATATATATACAAAAAGCAAACCTATGAGGTTCCGGCGGAAATTAAAATTGAATTAAGCCAGCATATTATTGATTATTTTTCCGAAAGGGGAATATCCCACGAAACCCTGAGAAAGGCAAAAGTAACTAGTAAAGATGAATTTTTCCCGCAAATAGGAAAAGAAACTAAGTGTATTTGTTTTAACTATTACAGAAATAAAGAACTTGTAAATATAAAATTTAGGGACAAGGAAAAGAACTTTAAGTTATTTAAAGGGGCAGAAATAATACCCTATAACATAGACAGCATTTACAAAACAAATTCCGTAATAATCACCGAAGGAGAAATAGACTGTCTTTCATATATTGAGGCTGGGCTTGAAAATGTTATATCTGTTCCAAACGGGGCTAATGCTGATATTAAGTATTTCGACAACGTAATAAATTACTTCACAGATAAGATCAATATATATATTGCCGTTGATAACGATGTACCAGGGTTAAATCTCAGGGACAGAATTTCTGCCAGGTTTGGAATAGAAAAATGCTTTAAGGTTGATTTTAATGACTGCAAAGATGCAAATGAATATTTATTAAAATATGGCAAACAGGCACTTGTAGAAACAATAACAAATGCTAAAAGATTTCCAATAAAAGGCGTTGTAACACTCAATGATATTCGTGAAGAAATATTAGACATTTATCAGAACGGAATAGATCAGGGAATGACGTTGGAAATATCTGGACTTGATAATTTTATCCGTTGGCAGTTGGGTAGGTTGTTAGTTGTTACCGGAATACCATCTCATGGTAAAAGCGAATTTATAGACTTTTTAGTATCAAAGTTTATGATTTATCATGGATATAAAATTGCTTATTTCAGTCCTGAGAATTATCCTTTAAAACTTCATTACGCAAAAATAAGCGAAAAAATTACTGGCAAGTCACTTAATCAATTAACGATGGATGAATTTAATGATTGTTTCAACTACCTTGTTGAACACATTTTTTTCATAAAGCCTGATAATGGTGAATATACACTTGAAAATATATTCACAGAAACAAAGAGCCTAATCTTTCGGCATAATATCAAAATCCTTGTTATTGACCCCTGGAATAGAATTGAACACCAGATGGGGAGTGAAAGCGAAACAACGTATATAAACAAAATGCTGACAAAGATCATAAACTTTGCCCAGGAGAATCATATACTTGTTATAATTGCAGCACATCCCCGGAAAATGCAAAAGAAGAAAAACAGCACAGAATACGAAATTCCTTCGCTGTATGATATATCTGGTTCAGCTCATTTTTATAATAAAACCGATTACGGAATTTGTGTTTACAGGAACTTCACGGAAGAAACAACGGAGATATATGTTCAAAAAGTAAAATTCAGGCACTTAGGGAAAATAGGCGATATTTCTTTTAAATACAACGAGGCCAATGGCAGGTATAGTTTAAGTGATATTTCAGGTACAACGTATGACAATACTAATTATATAAATCAAGAAGAAAAGACAGAAATTAACGAAGAACAATTACCATTTTAAAATAAACCGGAATGAAAAAAATAACCGAATTAGACATCATTGAACACTTAGAGTGCTTAGGATATGTTCACTTGCAAAACATGGACGGTCAAATGCTGTTTATGGATAAAGAAAAAAGAGAGGTAGAATATCCAATCACAAAAGACACCCTTCAGGACTTAATGGCCTTCGTTAAAGAACTTATTGTGTTAAGGGTTCATGAGCAGATATATTTTGATAAATGTCCGAGTGAATAATATTTAAAAAACAAAAAACATGATTTATTTCAGCGAATTAAATGAAGAGCACAAGCCGGTAGCGGAATGTCCGGTACTTAAAAGACACTACCAGTCTCCAGCAGTCATTATTGGTAGTGAAGAGTGTGTGCATTGCGCACATTTTGTAGCATTTACGCCTGTTGTTGCCGAGGGACATATTGTGCGAGGAAAAATTGCCGTTAAGTGTAGTTTTGACGATACCAAACCAGATCAGTCCCAAGCAGAACCCTTCGACCCCATCAACCCAAACTACTACAAAAAAGGATTTGGCATCGAGTGTATTGACGTAACCAAGCACTTCAATTTCTGCCGGGGCAATGCCATGAAATACCTCTGGAGGGCTGGGGAGAAAAATGCCGACAAAGAAATTGAGGACTTAAAAAAGGCGTTATGGTATCTTGAATGTGAAATCAAAAGACTAAGCGATGATAAATCTTAACATAGACCCAAGTAGTATGCTCAAAGACATATTACGGGCAATGATCATCGGTGCCATAGTAGGTATATTTCTTTATATGCTCATTGGCTGCCAGAAGGACGACCCCATGACTCCGGGATACGGTGACAATAAAGTACTCATCATGGAGGTCACTCATGGCGATTACGGATACCAGTACGGGTATATCATCCGTTCAGCACCGAGCAACTGTGTGGAGAAGTATATAGACGGCAAGCTGGTAAAAAACTACAACGTCTGTGAGTTATACAGTAACGTTTTGTATCGTGTGGGTGAGGATGTAACTGGCTGTATGGATACAAAAGATGCTATCATGGGATGTGAGTGTAAGTACCTAGAGGTTGAATAACGAATTGCGGTATGCTACGTGCCGGATTAATAACGAAACACTATCAAATTATGACAAAACTTAATAAACAGCAGGAACTTTGGCAAACCACGACACCCGGCATGGAGTATGACCGCGTGTTACCTGCCGTTTTTCGTGTTTTAAATCTTTGCGCCGGGGTTGGCGGTAATCGCAAAAATTGGAAAGATTGCCAGGTTACGGCTGTTGAAAATGACCCTAAAATAGCAGCACTTTATAAAAAGCTTTACCCGAATGATACGGTAATTACTGGCGATGCTTACGAATATTTAAAAAACAACTATGAAAACTTTGATTTCGTTTGGATTTCCCCACCGTGCCAAAAACACAGCAAGATGATGAAATTTACAAGGCACAAAGTAGCCGATTATCCAGACTTTAAACTTTATGAAGTGATTATATTTTTACAGCACTTTTTTAAAGGCAAATGGGTTGTTGAAAATGTAAAACCATATTATAAACCATTGATTGAACCAACTGCCGAAATTGGAAGACATTTATTTTGGGCAAACTTTAAAATTAACCAGGTAAAAGTTGAGCAACCCCAAAACTTTATAAACAAAGCTAATATGGAAGGAAAAAAAGCAACGATGGATTGGTTAGGCATTCATTTTGAAGAAACTATTTACTACGGTAAAAATCATTGCCCTGTTCAAATATTAAGGAATTGTGTTCATCCGATAGTCGGTGAGGCTGTTTTCTTAAATGGCAGGTAACTAGCTAGTATGTTCACATTCTAAATAATATCTCCTGATAATCAATAATATGGTTCTGTTTAGTCCAATTAAAAATAGTATAATAAAAATAAATTTGGAAAAGTTATTAACAAGTATTACCTTTGTACTATGAGACATGAGGAGATGGTTGAGCAGATACTCAAAGACTTCAATTTTGAGCTTGTCCACAGTTATATGGAAATGATGGACTGGAAGTGGGAAACTCTTGGCCGGGTGCCGACAAAAAAACGAACTCAAAGATGAGGCCACTAAATGTCTCAATGAACTGCAAATAAAATATGCCAGGGAATCATCATGTGGTGGATTTATAGCCATGAAAGACTCTGACGGCTATGAGCTTAATTTCTCAATAGAGTCAGCATCGGCGTTTTTTAGAAAATAAATTAAAATATATGATCAACAACATTATCGTAATTTCTGACCTACACTGTGGCTGTCGTTTCGGATTATTACCGAAAGAGGGTATTCAGATAGACGGCGGAAACGTTGTCCTACCCTCTCCCCTGCAATTAAAAATGTGGGGATACTGGGAAGAGTTCTGGGGGGAATGGGTGCCCAAAGTAACGAAAAAACAGGACTATGCTGTTATACTAAACGGTGATGCCATTGACGGAGTACATCATGGCAGCACGTCCCAGATCAGCCACAACATCAAAGACCAGGAGAATATCTGTGTATCTATAATGAAACCCATAGTATCGGCTCCGAAGTGTAAGGCATACTACCATATCCGGGGAACAGAAGTACATGGTGGCATATCCGGAGACAGTGAAGAACGAATAGCCGAATCCCTGGGAGCTGTCCGGGACGAACTCGGCGCATACTCACGCTGGGAGCTGTGGTTAAGGTTCGGTGCCAACAAAGCACTCATCCACGTTACCCACCATATAGGAACAACCTCATCAGCAAGTTACGAGTCCACAGCCGTACAAAAGGAGATGGTTGAAACGCTCAATGAAGCTGGCCGCTGGGGAGATGAACCGCCGGTAGTTATTGTCAGGAGTCACCGCCACCGTGAATTTGAAACCCGGTTTGGCACGAAAAACGGATACGGCATTAGCCTTGTCACCCCTGCCTGGCAGTTAAAAACTCCATTCACAAACAGGATACCCCTGGGAAGGACAAGCACGCCTCATATCGGCGGCTACCTTATCAGGGAGGGTGATGAGGATATGGTATTTACCCGACACAAAGTGTGGAGAATAGAACGCTCACAATGCGAAGAAATATGACGGATAAAATCACATACGAGGAATTGATGGCCGAACTCGACAAGTACCGGGGAAGGCCACCACAGTCAACCGAAATTTTTCTTACCCCCCAGCAGGTAGAGTTCTTTAAAAAATGCCGGGAGACAGACCCGCCCGTTTCGTATGGCCGCATGGCCGAACTCTGGGGAAGGTTGGGCTGGGGAAAAAGAACCCACAAGTCTATGAAGGCTTTGTACTACAAAAAAGTTCGTGGCAAATGAAGGTCAAGCAGAAGATCAATACGACCATAGTCTTTGTTCACACAGAGATAAACACCTTTGCCTCGGTAGTGAGAAAGATCAACAAGGCATACCGGCAGACGGGGTTAAAAAAAGACCTTCCCGTACTAAATGACGAGGAGAAAATTCTGTTGGAAAGGCTCGAAGATTTAACCGAAACTGAGTCTGAAAATGGATAAGTGCCCTTTATGTGGAACGGATATGGTTGTAAAGGCCGACCTTGGCCGTATATACTGGCAATGTAAAAAATGCAAATATGAAGAGAAGTACGTTTACCCGGAAGAAGAAGATAAAGACCCATTTCATCTGCAATAAATGTGGATTTATGTCCACCCTGCAACTGGGAATCTGCCCGGCCTGCTGGGAGATGGAAACGATGATACCATACAGCCCGGCCTCGGCTGAAAAAACCGAGGCCGAAATATTCAACGAAATATGGGCAGAGAGACCCCACGTAAGTTACTTGTCCGGAAGAAACCTTGATGGATATTATAGAACAGATGTTCATTTCAACATGTTTCACCATGTGCTATCAAAAGGAAAGTTTCCCCAGTACAAGACTGACAAAAGAAATATTATTCTACTAGACCCTGAAGAACACTGGCTTATACACAGCGGGACAAAGTCAATGAGAGATATATATGAGAAAAATACAGGTGCTTCTTTCAGCCGATTAATAACTATAAAAAATGAAATTACAGGTAACATACCGGACGATAATGAACCTGGGAGACCGGGGAATGAGTGTTGAAATACCCATCCCTGTCACAGAAGAAGATACTATAGGAGGACTGATAAAAGTCTGCCGTGAACATTACTGCACCCAGGCGGGAAACTCCGATATGATGCCATTTGATACGATAATAATACAGGGAATAAAATGAGTAATAAAGACGCTGAATTTGCCAACGCTATATTAGACAAGGCTCTGGAAATAAAACAAACAGACCTGAAGGTATATACCCGGAGGGGAGCCATCATGAAATTCAAGTGGGTTGTTGCCATAGTGCTAAACCGCTTTGGAATATCGAAATCAGAAATAGGGCGTGTTCTTGCCAGGGGACGTGAAAGAATATATGATCACACAACGGTAATCAACTGGCTCTCTGAGGGAGGGAATATGTGGGAAGTAAATTACGATTTCAGGAGTGAGTACGGAGAAATGATGAAGGAGTTAATTTCTTATGGGAAATCTATACGCAAGGAGAAGTCCCAGGAAGAAATAAGGGGTGCTATCCAGGATTTTAAATTATTGATCGAACAACACCGGGAAATGTTACGCCGGCAGGAGGAATTGGTAAAACAATTAATTGAAATGATAAACTAAAATTAAAAAAAAATGGAAACAGAAAACAAAAGAATTATTGAGGTTAATGGCATTAAAATGGAAATTGACCTTAGAACCGCAAAAGTAATTGATAATTACAAAGTAGGTGATTATGTGAAAATACTTAAAAAAGAGTACAATGAATACAGAAGTTACATCGGAAATATAATTGGGTTTGATAATTATAAGGAAAGACCCACAGTTGTTATTGCTTATTTAAAAAGCGAATATAGTTCGGCAAGTATTGAATTTGCCTACTACAATTCAGCCTCAGAAGGAATTGAAATTACAAACCTAAACGAGTGGGATATTCCTTTAAAAAAATCTACTATATTGGAGCAGTTCCAAAAAGAGATTTTGAAAAAAGAACAGGAGGTTGCTGAAATGAAAAATAAGGCAATTATTTTTGAACAACTTTTTGGGAAGTATTTTGAAAACAAGCAAATATAGCAATATTACAAGTAATAATAAGTTAAAATCATGAAAAAAATCAAAGACTTGCCAAAGGATGCTAATTTACAAAAGATAAAGGTAAAACTACCCAAGGCGATATATGGTGCATCAAGTTTACCCAAGTATGGAATAAAAAATATTCCCGTCTATTTACAGGGCTGGGTTATGGGAGATTTTTTTGTCAAGACCGATTTAAAGAGTCAGCGAATATATCCTATGTTTTGGACTGCTGTTCCGGATAATATTAACGAATGGGAGGTGGTGGAATAACGATGGTGCTATGTGTCCGGTTGGGATTACAGCGCACCGCCCTATCAAATTACACTTAAACTAAATTAGATGCAGAAATATTCAAATACCGATAAAACCCAACTGGCATATAGCACGTGTTATAGCCTGCCTTTGTTACTAATCTCATTTTCTGGTGGTAGGACATCGGCTTTTATGACTAAATGGATAATTGACAATTGGAAATATAAATACAATATTATTGTTGTTTTTGCCAATACAGGTAAAGAAAGAAATGAAACATTGGATTTTGTTGAACGGTGCGATAAATACTTTGGCTTTAATTGTGTTTGGGTTGAAGCAATTACCAATCCTGAACACAGAAAAGGAGTTAGAGCCAAGATTGTTGATTACAAAACAGCAAGCCGAAACGGTGAACCTTTTGAAGCGATGATTGCTAAACACGGAATGCCAAGTGTAAAAAGCCCCCATTGCACACGAGAATTAAAAAAATACACAATACAGGCTTATGCCCGTTCTATTGGCTGGAAACATTGGTTTACTGCAATTGGGATTAGAATAGATGAAATTGATAGGGTTGCGCCAGATGCGAAAAAACAAAGGTTTGTTTATCCATTGGTTTCTGATATTCCAACCCGAAAAAATGACATTAATAAATTTTGGAGTGAACAGCCTTTTGATTTGGAACTTAAAACATACGAGGGGAATTGTGATTTATGCTTTAAAAAATCATTTAGAAAGCTAATGACAATAGTAAATGAAACTCCTGAAACTATTAACTGGTGGGCTGAAATGGAACAAAAATACAGTGCTTTTATACCTATCTCTAAAAGCCACAACCCATTAATGAAACCGCCTATTAATTGCTTTAGACAAAATAAAAGTATTTGGGATATTGTAAAAATGGCGAAGCAACCTTTTGAAGTTGCAGTTGATGAAAGCCAATACAAGCCTGAATACAAACAAGCCTCTTTATTTGACTTATGCGAACTCGACATTTCCAATGGTTGTGTCGAAAGCTGCGAGGTTTTTTAAGGTTGGCTATAACTAGCTGGTATGTTCACCTTCTAAATATAGAAAGCTGATTATGACCAACATCCCGTTATTTAGTCTAATTAAAAATAACCACATAAAACAATTTTAAAATAAATTTGGAAAAACAATCTCATATTTGTAATTTTGAACCATGATAGTAAAAACGATAACCATACCAGAAGAACACCTGAGAAGGTTGTCGGAAATTACCGGCAAGGATATTTTCTCAGTAAGGAAATATCTCATGTATAACTGCATGACGGTAACACAACTTGAAGAACTATCAGGAATATCGCAAACAACAATAAGGGCTGATATACGTGAAGATGGGCGTGAACAAAAACTGGAGTCATGCTTTCCATTCTTCCAGGACAAGCCGGTAATATTTATAAAAGTAAACGACAAACTAATAACATACATTTATGGCAAAATCAACCAAACGAACAATTAAGGCTAAACTCATATCCTTTATAGGACAGGAGGGATTAAAGTCTGTAGAACTCGTTATTTTTGACGAGGACTATGCCAGACTATCATACACAACATCTGCCGGGGTATCAAAGCTGTTTACTTATGGCTCCCAGTTTGTCGAGAACAATATGGATGTGGAGTTTGTCACCATAACCGACCAGTGGCACGCCATATTCGATGTCCGGTCTAAGGACGGGCATATGCCGAAATTATGGATAAAGAAAAAATAAAGGAAAAAATCATGACAAAAACGCATTACAAAAAAGTATTCAACTCGGACTATCTGGGTGCCTGTGATCTTGAAGGAGACCTGAAGGCCATCATTAAACTGGTGGAGGTTCGTGAAATTGACAACAAACAGGGAAAAATCGAACCACGAAATGTGGCGGTATTTACCGACCCGGCAATAAAACCAATGATACTCAACGTCACCAACTGTAAGATCATGAAGAAATTCACGAAGAGTGCCTACATTGAGGACTGGAAAAACGTTGCCGTACAGATATACGTGAAAGATGATGTAAAGGCATTTGGTGATGTTACCGAGGGACTCCGGCTACGTGAACAACAGCCGTCTATGGAAAAGCCCGAACTTAAACCAGGAAATGCCACATGGAAAAACGCCATTAAGTTTATGGAAGGTGGTGGCGGTATCGCCAAAATAACCGACAAGTACCGACTTACCGAGGAGAACATCAAACTGTTAAGCAATGCCAGTCCAAAAGAGTAAGTACCCCTGTTTCCACAACATTGACCAGAACAGTGAGGAGTGGGATGCCCTTCGTCTGGGAAAATTCACCGCCAGCATGTTCGGCGATCTGTTCTCTGCACCATCAACACTTACGTACAAAAAGGCGATAATAAGAGTCGCATACGAAATTGTTACCGGAGAGTCTGAGGAAGGTTACTCAAACAAGTGGATGGCACGAGGTCATGAGAGAGAACCATATGCCAGGGAATACTACCAGAATCATACCTTTGAAGATATTGAAAATGGAGGCTTCTGGGAGTACAACAAATACGTTGGAGCCTCCCCGGATGGTAAAATTGTCGGCAAAAATGGTGGTATTGAAATTAAATGCCCGTCATTCTTTGTCTATAACGAATACCTTGAAACGCAGAAACTTCCCGGAATTTATTTCTGGCAGGTACATGGTCAGATGTTATGCACCGGATGGGATTTTGTTGACTTTGTAGGGTATTCATCGCCGAAACTAAAGCCTATACTTGTCCGTGTAGAGCGTGACGATGAGGTGCTTGATCGGTTGCGTGAGAAACTGGATATTGCCGTTGGCGAGGTTCGCCAGATGGTGAGAAAAATAAAAGCATAACAACAACAATATGAAAAATTTATTAAAACAGTTATTGGGTCTCAAAGATGATAAACGGTTGAGGTCGTTTACCAACATAGCACTAACTTATAAAGATAATGTTGGGGAATATCGTTCCGTAATCGAAATAGACGGACAGCCATTCGCTTCTCACAAATATAGTTCAAGGGAAGAGGCGGATAAAGATTTGATTCAATTTCTTAAAAGCCTAGGTTACACCGGACGTATTTCCACCACCCCCTATGATGGAATAATGGAATATGTAATTGAGTAATCCGATTTAATTGCCTAAATTTTGAAAAACAAAAATATGTTTGTCAAAACTTCGCTATTCCCCCGCTTTTTATTCATATCATTTTTAAGTCATGCAACTATCCAAAGAAGAATTCAATCAGCAATACTATACAAAAGAATGGCACGAAATAAGGCTGAGAATTCTCAAAAGAGACTCTTTCAAATGCCAACGGTGCGGATCAAAAAAACAATTACAGGTACATCATATACATTATCTGAATGGTGTTTTAGATGTACCGGATATATTTTTAATTACTCTTTGCAGGGATTGTCACCGGAAACAACACGGATTAGAAAAGCCTCGGAAAAAGAAGAAACAAAAGCAAAGGGAAAAATTTCCTGGCTATAAAATACGTGGTAAACGAGTAGTGTATAAAGGTAAAACGATAGGCAAATTAAGAAAGGGTGAATAACCAAAAATAAATATATGACAGAAAATTTTATTACACAAGTAAGTTGTTGTAGAACCTGTAAACATTATCAGAAGAAAACAAAACATACGGGAACTTGCGGTAAACTATATGTCTATGGAAGTGTAATCGTAAACCTAAAAACGGGTATGGTAATGCAAAAGTATTACACTACATTGGATTATTTTGTTTGTAAAAATTATGAAAAGTAGTTTGTATTACCTCAATTTTGAATTTAAAGATTATATAAGTAAATTTGCCATAGTTAAAAACCCTTAATACTTTAACATGGCATATACTTGGCGTGCAGATTTCAACGTTGATGAATCTCCTGTATCATTAGACATTCAAGATACAACCACATACGTTGATGAGAAAGTCATTCTCGGTCTGCTAAAATGCACATTAACCGGATACGGTGTCTTTTACAACAACACCTCATGGAAAACCCCTGACATACAACCCTACAACAACGCCATATCCGACACAAAAATTGATATTCCACTACCAATAGACGTGGATGACTATATGCTTGGAGGGTCTTACACCCTTGAATACAAAGTAAGGGTATATTCCAATCCGACCACAGCCGCCATAAATACTATTACCCAGGCAACAAAAACCTTCAATGTTGTTGATGGAACAGGTGCCTTTGCAACACTGGCCGGCGGTAATAATGTTTTTTATGTGGCAGGTTCTACCGCAAACAACCGGGGATATACCGTTGCCTCGGCAACCTGGGATACCATAAACTCAACAGATATTGTCGTAAACGAAACAATACCATCTGCCGTTGCTGATGGAAACTTCACCGCCCTTAATACATACACAGAATACACATGGGATGGTGCCGGCGGTTCGACTATTGATACCACACTAAAGAAAACCCTATACGTCTCATACTCACCCATAACGAGTGATGTTGATGTCAGTGCCAGTTGTGTATATTCACAAATAACGGCCACAGACAACACAAGCTATACGATAACCATAAATGGTAGTACGTTTGTGGGAACATCTAGTCGCACATACATCTTCCGTCCTCCAACAACCACGCCAACGGTACAGGCAGATATTACAAGAGCCGCTGCCGCTGCTGTGGAGGTATATGGTGGGGTGGGAACAGAAATATGGACTCGTCACTGGAGAATACTCATGTCCAACTCCGTACAATGGAGTCTGGGCAGTGATGTGTACCTAAACGCTATCATAAGTGCCGATGAGGACTGCAATGTTGTATGTGATGATTGTGAATGTCAACTATTCAACTGTATTGAAGCATTATTTGTCCGGTTCGCTGAATTAAGGACAACCAACCCGACACAAGCCAACCTGCTCGACAACAAGGTACGCCTTGTTCAAATGTATATGCAGTTGTATAATGCTGCAAAGAACTGTGGCAATACCACCAAACAACAGGAATATTGTGATCTTATCGTTGATATTATCAATGATGCCCAGTGTACCTGTGAATCTACAAGTACGACAAGTGTCCGTGTCTATGCCACCAGGGGAACGTCATCAAGTTCAACTGTAACGGGTGCCCAGATACTATACGGAACATCTCTGCCGCCAAGCAATTCAGTGGGAAGTAACGGAGACACATACATAAACACCACCCTTGGGTATGTCTATAAAAAGACTGCCGGTTCCTGGGTGTATCAATTAACCATAATCGGTGCGGCAGGCTCAACAGCCGTTACCAGCAAGATACTGTATAACGACAATACGGCCACACAAAATGCTGCATCTGCATCCACACAAACGATAAAAACCTACACACTGCCGGCGGGAACACTTGCCACAGATGGTAGTGAGGTATATGTCGAAACGTTATTGCTCGTTGCCGCCACTATCGAACTTGAAAATGGAACGGCCATTATATTTGGCAGCAGTGGTGCAAGCATATTACTATACTCAGACGGACTCACGCCATTCATGGTTGGAACATACGTAAAATGGTGGGCAAGAATAGTCAGGGTAGATGCCACCAACCAGAAAATATACAGTGGCATAGAATACCTCCTCCCATCGGGAAGTAAGATAATTGACTATCCTGGGTATGTATCAGCCACAGAAACACTCGCCAACCCGCTTGCAATAAATATCAATATTGACAAAGCATTGGCCGGTGGAGTTGCCGATGTTATTGCATATCAGTTAAGAGTAACACATACAATAAAATAAATATGAAAAAATTCCTTTTATTTCTCGCCTTACTTATACCGTTGGCCTTATGTGGTCAGCAGTATAAAATTGTCAAATCAAAAGAACTGACTGCCGGAGGAGGTACGCTAAATATACCTATGGCCAACTATGTTGACTACTGGTATCTTTATGGCACCTATACCCTGGCAAGTTCCTGGACGGTAACACCAACTGGGACGGCGTATGCCGGAGCTATAGTTGAATTTATTTACAATGGAGTACTAACGCTTGGCGTCAATAACCTTACAATATTCGGATACAGCCTTACTGATGAGCAGGCACTTGTAAAATCTTTAATATTTTGTTATTACAATGGAGCCGCCTGGCAGGTCAGAGTACTTCCGGGATTTAATGAAAGTGATTTTATTGACAGCAACAGGATTATAGTAAAAAATATAGGAAATAGATACCTTACCGACATGGACAGAGGCCATATAAAAGTAGGTAATGCCAGTAACAGGCCAGTAGATTTGGATGCCTCAACAAGTGGAGCGATACTTATCGGAGACGGCAATGATCTTAACTCCGTTGTGCCAGCAGGCGATGTAACAATATCTACTGCCGGGGTAACAACTATTGGAGCCACAAAAGTAACTGCCGCTATGATGGCAAACCTGACGGCAACATATATGTATGTCGGGTCGGCCACAAACCGTCCTGTAGGGGTAAGTATAACCGGGGATATTGCGGTATCAAACGTTGGACTTACAACTATCCAGCGAGCAGCCGTTGACAGTATAGCCATAGAAGATGGTACTGTGAGGGTGACGGAGTTAAATTCCGGCCTCCGTTTGGAGATGCAAACAATAAATCTGAGCTTTGAAACCGGGGAACAGGGCAACTACAAAATATCCTTACCCTATAAATGCTCCCTATATAAAGTAAACCTTATTGTAGTAAAAGCAATAGCCGCCACAGATAGTGCACACATAACATTCATGGATGGTTCTGATCAGTTAATGACAGGTTCAGGACTTGTTGCCGGCATATACAAAATTCCTCCCAGCACAGTTGTTGGAACTGAATACACAATAACGCCATCTGCCTATAACGAATTTGCATCTACAGAAAAGTTACAAATTGTAAGTTACAAAAGCACAGTTGGCGGGAAAGTACTTATAACACTCTCATTTGTAAGACAGGAATAGCATGAACCTAGGCAAGTTATACGACTATATACAGTTTGTATCAACAAAAGAAAATTCGGGAAAAACATATGACCCGGAGAAATTCAACCTTGTATTGCCCGTTGCGGTGCAGGAAATGTATGACGAAATCCTTGCCAACTATGAGCGTGATTTAAAGATCACCGAGGAAATAAAACCCTATGTAACCGTAATACCCGACCCCGGACTCCAGCTTGACAGTGATGGCATAGCCACACTACCCACAGACTACTACAGATTTGTAGGATGCAGGTTTAAGTATGCCCGGACAGTAAATACGGCACCGGTATATTCCTGGCGACCAATATCGTTTATATCCACGTCCCAGTACGACATAAGAATAACCAAGCAGGGAGCCACCATGCCGACCATGAAGTACCCGATATGTACGGTACGGCAAAACAGTATAGAGTTTTATCCCGCAAATATGAGGGGAATAAAATTCACGTACATAAAAAAGGCCGAAACACCGTTATATGATTACTACATAAATTCGAGTGGACTTGAAATATTCCTCTCTACAGGTGAGAAACATAAACTACTGGCCGGGGAAGTTGGCAGCCAGGGACAAACGGTTGTGGGAACCATACTCACATCGCTTACAGTGGAACTATCCATGTATGAGGGAACACACCTCCGTATAGCCAACAAAATGCTCTCCAGGGTGGGTGTAAACCTCAGTAACGCACAACTATTCCAATATGCGGAAATAATGCAGCAAAAGGAAAGTAAATGAGAAAAATAGACTATATTGAAGATGTCATACACAAACTAACCGGCGGCAACCCGTCCCAGGACGATCTCGATGCCTACCACCCGGAAGTTGTTGCCAATACTATAAATGAAGTATTGCTACAGGTATGCCTTATACTGTTTATAAAGCTCAAAAAAAGTCAGGACTTTGACGTATTCGACACGCTACTCAAAACGTACACCGTTGATGTTGTCGAAGAAAACGACAAATATTATTCCGTCCTGCCGGTATCAATAATAAACTCTATACCCACCTATCTAAGCATAAGGAGGGTTTACCCGGTAAATGCCGATGATACCAACAGCGTTGATGCCGTTGACTTCTCACTTATGGATGCCGAAGCTATGGCAATAATAAAAAACCTCCCGGCCTACAAAGTTATGGGAACACCCATCATGCACCTGAAGGGAAACCGGTTGTATTA